CAGACGCTAAAGGTAAGGAGAGTGATGTTTATGTCTTTGTTGTTGACCAACGAGCTCTTATGGACCAATCTTCTGGACATATCTACGCTAACTTCGTTGTTGGCTATATTATAGGTCCAGACGCTAAGGGCAAACCAGAAGTTAAGGGTACTAAGCACATCAAAGAAGATGAGTTTGTGAATGACTATGACCAGACATTTGACCCATCTTCCATGGAAGAAGTTATGGAGCTTATCAACAAGTATCGCTTACAACATGGTACAGCCAAAGTTATTGAAGAGTTGAAATTCAATAAATAGTTAAAATAAAAGTGCAGTGTGCGGTTTGACTTACTGTGCTTTTTTTGATATAACTAGGTAGACAATTATTAAGGAGGACAGACATGGTACGCAAGTATAAAACTACTACTGTTAAGCCAGCTGCACCAAAACTAACTCCCTCAAAGGAAAACAAAATCAAAGTCGCAATTATGAACCTGAAACTTACGGTTGGTTCACAAGAAATGACTTTCAAATCACCTTTGGCTGAGCAAATTTTGGCAAAGGTTAAGCACATTATTGTGGGACGTGAACAGGTTCAGTATTTTGATAAAGCTGATAACAAGTTCAAGTCATTTACTTATTGCTGTGGTGACAAGTATGAAGTTTCCTTCACTACAGAAGAGCGCACTCTTCAAACAACTGAAGTAGACTGCTACAAGTTCCCAATTACTTACGAAGGAGATAAGTAATGAACGAGACAATCGAAGTAGGAATGTCCTATGACGAGTATTTGGCTCAAATTCGTGCTGAACAGTTTGGCTGGGAAGTAGAAGAGATTACATCAATCTCTGATAGCGACCTGACTAAGCCTGCTGTAGAACCAGAAGCCCCTGTGGAAGAGGTTCATTATGAAGCACCAGCTGTGGAGGAAACTCCTGCTGTAGAAGAGCCTGCTCCAGTAGAGACACTTCCTGAGGAAGAAGAGGAGTTAGATGAAGTTTAGAGTTTCACGATTTTTGAAGCGTGATTTAGTGGTCCGTGTGAACTTCACAAAGGACGGCTACATTCAAAGTAACCGTAAATTGTTTGAGTTCTATCCATCTGGTAAAGCAGATGATGAAGGCTGGTATGAAACTACTGACGATATTTTAGTAGATAGCCTGAGAGGACTTACTGAGCAGTTACCTTACACGCCAGAGGCAGAAGCAGGTCTTAAAAAAGATGGGGTTTCTTATGAATACGCCTACTGTGCAAGCTGTGGGGGTCACAAAGTTCGTAAACTTGAATACCATCTATTTGAGGTGACTGAATAATGCCGGTTTATTCTAAGATAGCCAAGAAAATCCAGAATGAGATAGACACCTACCTCATGAACAAGGATTTGCTTGATGGCTATATTAACTTGAGTAAGACTGATAAGCACAAAGAGTCATTTTCTGTGAATAAGAATTATGACGGTGAGGACGGATACATGACCCTCTTATCTGAGGGCTCTGTCCTATTCCCTGATGGTTCTATTCGTCTTTATCTTGCTAAAGGAACACTACAGAAGTGGTACGATAGCATTGATGAAGAATACGAAGGTTATGTAACGGTTGGACATGTAGATACCAATAGCTTCCCTGTGCGACAAGGCTACTTCCGTAAGGAAGACTTAAGAATTATCACAGACGACAAAGGACGCTCAGATTTACTTGTAAAACCTCATGTGAACACAGAGCTTAGCCAGATTAAGGACCTTATCATCCAAGATGAGCCCTTTGCTATTTCATCTGAGTTTAGCTGGACTTTTAAGGACATTAAGCCTGAGGAAGTCGCTGAGTACACGAAACTGACCAAGTATAATGCACAGTTTACTGACGAACCTGTGCCTATCACTGATAATATACACATTACAGGATTTTCATTTGTAGGAAATCCCGGAAATGCAAAGAGCGGAGGCTATGAGCCCTCTGTGTATTTGAAACAAGAGAAGGAGCTAGAGTTGGATAAAGAAAACACTTTAGATAAAATCCTTGCTTACTTCAATGGAACGTCTCAGGAAGAAACTCCTGTGCCAGAAAAGGTAGAGGAAGTTGTAGAAGAACCTAAAGCTGAGGAAGTTAAAGAAGAAGTTGAAGCTAAGGAAGCTGAGCAAGAAGATAAAGTTGCTGAGCAAGAAGTAGAAGTGAAGGAAGAGTCTTTGGAAAAGCAAACAGCTGAATTGCTGGAAAACGCTACTAAGGAAATCCTCTCACTTAAGGCTGAGGTTGAAAAACTTAAAGCTGAAAAGGAAGCACTTGAGCAAGAGAAAGCTGAGTCACAGAACGCTATTAAAGAGCGTATGGAAACACTTTCAGCATTGCTATCACGAGCTTCTGTTGAAGCCCCTGTGATTAAAGAGCAGGAAGAGAAATTAGAGCAGTCTACAGGTCTGCGTAAACGTTTTGGAGGAAAATAACTAATGGAAAAGGTTACAAATTTTGACATTGTTTTGAAAGAAGCGATTGACTACCTTTACGATAATTCTAAAGTAGCCCTTGCTAACCTTGAAACAATGGCACGTGACGCAGGCGCTAACTTTAAGCCACAAGCACCATTCCACAAAGATGGAGAAATCCCATTCGGTATCTCTCGTGACTGGTCTAAAGCTCAGCCAAGCCTTCGTGAAGTAGGTATGGAAGATGAGCTGGTATCAGACTTGCTTAAACGCTTTGAGCAAGCTAACCTTGGTACTTTGCGTCGAGCTAAAAATGGCGATTGGATTATGGAGTCCCTGACATGGGGTACAGAAGCTCCAGACTTCTCTGGTGATACTGGTGATAGCTGTTGCTTCACTGAGAAATTCACTATGAAAGCAACTGGTGACGCTACACCTGTTCGTTACCTGTGTTTCAAGGACTGTGAAAACCGTCTTGACCGTATGATGAAGGACAAAGTACACTTCAAGCAAGGTGACTTGATTAACAAGTTCCAAAAACTTGGAATGAGCTATGCAGAAGCAGAAGCTTTCATGGCTTGGTACACATTTGCATTTATCGTACAACGCCATATCGTACAAGGATTGCTCTCTTACAAGGGTAATGGCTTACGTCCATTCCACGGTGTAGCTGAAATGATGACCCATCCGGGTATCACTCCTATTGACGCTGCCGGCTCTGTAATTGGTGCTTTCCGTCAAGTAGCTTGCTACCTTGATGTACTCCAATCACAAAATTCTAACTACAAGATTTATGTTCACCCATTGACTTTGCGTGGAATTAAATCAGAAATCAAACCGGGCAAGGACGCTCAACTGCCAGAAGGCTGGGCTATCTCAGGTGACACTGTGACATTCCGTGGTATCAAGTTTGGTACTTCTTATCACATGCCTTATGACAATGAAGTCAGCATGACTGGTGAAGCTTATGTCCTTGACTTGAACCGTGTAGAGGCCTTGACACAACATGACTTGTTCGTGCCTCAAGACTCTATCCGCACTGTGACATCAGAAGATGATACTCAAGCAGGCTGTGAAGTAATCTGTGACAAGTATGAAAACTTTGGTTTGGTATATACCAATTCTCCAGTATCACACTTGTTGATTGCTAACATTCCACTTGACCAACAATGCCCTGCCGTTGTATTTGAACGTATCCAAGGTCTTCTTACAGGTCTTAATCCGTTCCCAATGGCTACTATCAAGGCTGAGGCTTAATTAAAGGAGGTTGGCAATGGCTGATAACAAAGAGCTTCAAATTGAGCTTGTAAAGGTCACTGAGGAGCTAAAGAAACATTGCCAATGCTTCGACTGCAATGATGGTGCAGACATTCAGGAATATGTGGGTAAGTTCCTTCGGGTTCTTGCCCAAATGTTCTGTTGGGTTGATAAAACCTGTGCAACCATACTAAAGACAGCTCGTGAGGAAATCATTGAGCTTGGGAACTATGAAATCTGTGAATGTAAGGCTATATTTGAATTTAAGCCTTATTATTTTAAAGGTTTTGACCCTAGCACAGTAAAGCTGTTTTTACACAAGAGGCAAGGGCTTTCTCGTGAAGTAATTGAGCTTGACAGAACTAAGTGGAGTTGGGATAGTATTGATGAGACTATTCTCATTGATATGACCGAACAAATCAACCCTTGTTGTCAATGTGATACCTCATGCCAATGTGAGACTACCTACAAGCTTGTAGCACGGTATGAGGCTGGTTACACAGCTGAAACGTTACCTCTGTGTGTTTATGAGGCTATGTGTCACTTCTTGCAAGTATTCATTGCTTATCAGAACAACTGTGGAAGCTTGGACGATTGTTCTAAGATGGACCGGTTGGCTGTAGGCTCTGTGCTTAAGAGTAAATCCGTGGACTACCTGATTAGGACATGGGACGTTGACACAGCAAGTCTTGAGTATATTTACACTAAGTTAATCAACCGTTGGGCACTACAAAGTTTGAGCATGCTGTCCTTGTGTCAGTATGAGAACACAAGCGTATTTATTGCAGTAGGAAAGGCAAGAAAGCATGAAAGTAAGGTATCTAGGGGAGTACACAAGAGAGGCTAGAAGTTATGGCTGTTCTCGTTGTGGAACTTCTACTACTCATTCATCTAATGAGGTCTATAAAACAGAATACCGTATGTACTATGAAGGACGATTGTTCGTCTTTAGAAAGGGAGAAGCTCAAGAAGTGGCTGATGATATTCAAGGACGCTATCTGCTTAACCTGAAACATAGAGACAAGGACGGAGCTGTTAAGCCTTCCTTTGAGGAGGTAAATGATGGGGCTTCCCAAGAATAATAAAGAAGTAATAGTAATTAAGCAAGGAGGCAAGGTATCACGGTATGATGAAAACAGCCGTAAGATAGATACCTGTGTGTTTGAAGAGGTTGAACATCTTAAGTGTGTAGATTACATGCCAGTAGGTCGGTTTGAAGATGTAGAAACAACTCACAAACTAGAAACTTCCTCCACACTAGCCACTTTCTATTTTTCACTTCACAACCAGCTACACACCTGTGACTTTGACATAAAGCATGGCTATTATGTTATCCAGCGTGTGAGTGTTCGGTGTAATTATAATAACTGCCCTGAGGACGCTGGTGTTGTCTTCTGGAAGGTTGTTGGTATCAAGACTTATGAGGTACTACCCGGTTGCTGGGACGTTAAATTGACGGTACAGCGACTAGCAGGACGTGAGCATGAACAGCTACTCTTTGAGTGTAAGCCTTATGTTAAGCAAATGCAAGGGATTATTGCCGTAGACCATGACTGACATTTCTAAAATCACAGGTGATGAGCTCCTAAGGGAGTTTGCAGAAGTTGTGTATAATGTTGCTCTTGAGTCTAGGGCAGAGGTATCCAGAGCCACTGGAGCTCTTAGAGAGAGTACCCAGATAAAGCGCACACGAAATGGCTTCTCTGTGTCAGTAAGTGCTGATACACTAAGGGAGAAGTCTAAGCAAGATAGGTTCTATGCGGCTACATATATGTTAAAGGGATACCCTAAATCAGGGCTACCTCCCTTCAACTATATCGAAAATGCCACAAAGATTATGGGAGGGCAACTCCTTCCACTCTCTGTGTCAAGTATGTCAGCTAGACAGCCTAGTGGGCGTAGGGGCTCAGGTATTGGTACAAGCACCGATATAGGTAAAGAAGTGCTAGAGGAGTGGATTAGTGCAAACAAAGGTAAGTCAAGGATTATAAGGAGTCTTAGAAGGTGATTAGTAGTATTTATATCAATATAAAGAAGTGGTTACAGCTCTACGGCTACGAAGTCTTAGACTACTTTATCCAAGTGGATAATAAGAAAGAAACCGACCCAAGGAAACGTTACAGAGAATTTGATGAGCAATTCAATGTTCATGTAGGGACTTCTGAACACTATGAAAATAATCAAGGCTGGGATACTCCATTCTTGGCGATAGACATTGTGCCAGACCCCCTAAACAAAGGCTGTTTTAAACGGTATATAGTGAACTTCTCTGTGTATTACTCTTCTGTGACTCCTAGTTCAGGTAGGCGCTGTATAGAGAATACACCAGAGGGTAAGCTAGAGTATCGTGACGGGGTGTATCAGGCTATATGCGAAATGATATACCATCAAGTTAAGACAACAAGAGGCTTGAAAATGAAGACCTTCGCTGATGATGTAGCTTATAAAGATGATTGGTATTTACCGATAAAAGTAACTCCTGTGAAATTTGGGGACTTGACAGACTTTAGCAGTGAATTAACAGATGAGGTTGGAATGTTCAGCTTCCCAATAACTTTATCAATTTTTGAATGTTAGGAGAATATAATGGCAAATCGTTTGTCTTCCGCTGATGTAGAGCGTTTCTACATGACACGAAATGAGCTTGCTTCTCAAGGTAACTCCCGATTGGAGCTTGAGGCAATGTCAGTTGTTCGTGAATATTTGGCTAATTATCAAGACACAACTCCTGTAGCTCCTAGTGGTCCTACTATTGGGTCTGCTAATAAAGCGACAGAAGATAACCAAGAAACTAAATAAGGAGTTACACTAAATGGCTTATTCATCTACCAATATGTCACACCCTTTGTATGGCTTTAACAAGCAAGACAAGAATGACATTATCACAGTAGGAGTTACTGAGGAAATTCGTCCAAGTGTTCGTTTGAAAGCTAACCGACGTATCGCAGTCGATACAGGTACTGAGGTAGGTTTTGACGCTAACAAAGTTCCTCAAGACCAAATCAACTGTGGACCTATTAAGTGTTTGAACACAGGTACACTGTTTGTAAAACACGCTAACAATAAAGCGAAAGTTCGCTATCAAATTCGTTCTCACCCAGACAAGTATGCTCTTGGTTTCAACATGATTTATCTGAACTTGCCTAAGGCTGGTACTTACACACTCCGTGCTAAAGTATCTGACTACGCTGACGCAACTCAGACTAACTCATTTACCTACGCTTACAAGTTCGCTGTGACTGCTCCTGGAGAAGTTCTGCGTACAGTAGACTTCACTGACATTGTATCACTGAATGACACTGCTAATGGTGGTGGTCAAACAGGTACTGGTTGGTATCCAGAGTTCAAGAACGGCAAGCTGACTGGGAAGCCAAGTGCTAAATCAGCAGGTATTACAATTTCTTATGAGGTTGAAGCTTCTGCTGATACTGGACTGGAAGAAACAGCTCAAATCGGTTTCAGCTCAATCTACATTGTGGGTGACCGTTCAGAGCTTCGTAAGTTCTCTAACGTACTGTTGTCTTGCTTGACTTCATTCACACATAATGTCTCTGTGCCAGCTTCTGACGCTCGTTGCTTCGGACGCCAATATGACGCAGAACAGATTGAAGTTACTAAGGAGATTACAGCTACTACTACTTCTGCTAACGATTACTGGTTGAACCCACTTGAAAGTGTGTCTAATCTGGTAACAAGTGGTATTCCTCAAACTGATACCTATGTGGTTGATGAGGTTACTGTAGACGGCAAGAAGTACGGTGAGATTTACCTCCCAGACTTGTACTTTGGTGACTGTAACACAATCATCATCTCACTTGACCGCTGTGAGTCTACTTACCTCTCAATGCTCCCTGTGTCACCGGGTGTTAGCCTTCGTGCTGATGAGTTTATCGTCATTACTGACCAAAAACTTGCAACACCTCGTGGAACAGTCCTTGTGAGCGAAGACTACATTGGTGAAGAAGTCCTTGTGACTTACAACGCTGAGCGTGAAGTTGAGCTGATTGTAGCAAATGACAAACGTCTTGACAAGACACACTTCCGTGTGACTCAACACGTTAAGGATACTAAAGGTAATGACCGCTACTACGTATTTAACAACGTTCTTATCACAGAGAACTCACGTGAATATGGTACAGATAGTGAAGTTACTCTGTCCTTGACACTGACAATCTCACGTGACGATAATGGCAATTTCTACGAAGTTCGTAAGGACAGTGGAGACTTAGCCTAATAATTAGAAGGAGAAGTTATGGTAGTTCGTACTATCGGAGTTAATATTACAGGAGCAGAAGACGTACAGCGTGTTCAGTCGCTCCTTAATGGACTAAAGAAACAGGTAGGCGAAGTCAATAACCTCCTCAAAAAGGAACTAGGGGCAGGCAATAAGTCTGCCTCTTTTAAGGTTAATATAGGGTTCTCTACAGCACAGTTCCAGCGTGAATGGAGTGCATTTAAGAAGAGAGTAGCACCTACACTAGAGGTTAAAGTAAAGCTCACTGGAGATAAAGGTAATGGCAATGACCCCTTAGAGAACATGAATGATGGGGCTAGGCGCTTTATGTCTAACTCCCAATCTCTAAGGACTCAGCTTAACACCATCGGAGGAGCTCTTGACGGGCTCTCTAGCAAGACTTTAACACTAGGTAAGGCTCTTGGAGCTCTGGCTATTGGAAAGGTGCTAGGAGGCAATCTACGCTTCTCTACGGGTATCTTTGGTTCAATGCTTAAAGAGATTAACGCAGTGAGGAATGTTTTACAGAAAGGCTTTACAATCGGGAAGATTGTTACTGCACCAGCTGTGAAAACTCTTACTGCTCTTGGTAGCCTAGGAAGTAGAGTTGGAGCTACCTTTGTGAGACACTTTAACTCAGCGCTGTCTAACCTTGGACGTGGTGTTATTCACATGAATAGCTTCCAGAATATCTTCAACCGTATCGGTCAGACGATTAACCAAGGAGTGCGGAGTATCGTACAGCAGACTAAAGAGCTTGGTGACGCAATGGTTACTTATGAGACACAGATGGCTTCCTTCGGACAAGACCGTTCCACTACAGAGGCTGTGGCTCAGGAAATCTCTAGGTATGGAGCGGCGACTGCCTATAACGGAGCTGACTTGCTTCGTAATACTGGTTACTTTACAGCCCTTGGAGTACAAGACCCTGTGAAGTTGACTAAGGCTATTGCTGGTCTGGTTGCTACAAATAAAAACCCTATTGATGACTTTGCAGGGGTAGCTAAACAGCTTACTGACGCATTACAGGCAGGTAAGTTGAACTGGCAAGACTTCCGTATCATTCAGTACCGTCAATCCCCTGTGGCAACACGTCTGATTGATGAAGAGCTTGCTAAACGTGGCTATCTTCAAGATGATAAGGGCAACCCTGTGAACAAGCAGACGGCTATCCGTAAAGGTTACTTGTCTCTTGAGAAATACTTGGAAGTCCTTACAGAAGTAGGTAACAGTGACGCACTGCAATCACTTACAAACACTATCAAGACACCTAAGCTTGCTTGGGATAACTTGCTTGAAAATATAGGTTTGAAGGCTAGTGGTGCTGTAGGAGCAGAAGGACCTTTGAAAGGGCTCTATGATAGTATCGTTGACTTTATCAAAGATATTACTGCTCTTGTAGAGAAGTCAGACCCTGTGTGGCAGTATGTAGGTGAGAAATCACAGAAGGCTGTTGCAGGTATCCGTGGTTACTTCTCTGAATGGAATAAAGCTTTCTCTGAGCAACTTAAAGGAAGCCTACCAACATTCCTTAACGGAGTTGAGGGAGGGTTTTCTGGAGGTAGAGTAGCTCAAGGGCTAAATGAGATTACACAGGCTTTACTGGCTATGGGTAATGCAACTACTTCACAGAACCTTGGAAGAGGTCTTTCTGAGGTAGCCTATCAGTATGAGCGCCTTGTGGCTAAGTTTATCTCCCTAGGACAAGTAATGCTTGATAATGGAGCTCTTGATACAGTGGCTAACTTTATTGCCCTCTATGGGGATATGGTAAGTCAGGTAGCTAACAGCTCTGTGATTAAGAATAGTTTGACATTTATCAACTTTATCATTGGTGAGGTTAAGAAGACTGTCAATAACGGAGCACTAGTGAATGGAGCTGATAGAGCCTTTACAGGTCTGTTAGACTTCTATACACAGCTTGTGTCCTTGGCTAGTCTGTTTATCAATGATACACCTATTGTAAGTAAAGGGCTGGAATATGCTGGTCAGGTACTTACAGCCATGGCTACAGCAGTATCCTCTGTGAAAGACCTAGCAAACAATATGCTCAATGGGGGGGCTTCTGGCAACTTCAAGAAGGGGCTTGAGTTAGGTTTCCAACAGGGAGTAAGTGGTTATGGAGAAGACCCTAGAGGTCTTGGACGTACAATCCTATTTATTCAGAAAGTCAGAAAATTCTTTGAAGACTTGATGAAGGAGTATAACAACCTGTTTAATACCTTCCAGTATGCTAACCAAGTAGGCGCTGAAAAGTACGGAGTCAAGATTGGTAACTTCATAGGTGAAGTAGCTAATATCTTCGGTAAGATTATTGAGTGGTTTGAGACAAAGATTAAACAGCTTAATGGACGGATTAACTTCAATACTATTAAGACCATTGTGGAAGAAGTAGGCAAAATGTGGCTCTCTGTGGTCAATATGCTTACTGACACAGTTACTAAGTCTATAGGCTCTTTACCTAAGGGAAGGCTAGAGCAGGGCATGAAGAACTTCTCTTCTGTGTTCCAGAATATGCAGAAGTCGCTACAGCCTATCTATCAGGAACTTCTCACAGGAGCTCTTAAGAGTATCACAGGAAACACTGGTAAGAAGCTGTTTCAGGCAATGGCTGACTTTGTGAAAGCCGTTGTGTCCATGATTAGAGATATTCTTAAGTATATCGGTCATGGCTCTGTGGAAAGTGGATTTAACACTATCCTTAAATTCTTTACTAATATCCTTAACTTTATGACTGAGATTGCTAAGTTCATGGGACAATATCCGGGACTTACAACAAGCCTACTAGGTCTTGTGACTATCTTTGGTATGATAGGTAAAGTGCTAGGTTCAGCAGCGAAAATGGTTTCTGTTGCTAATGCACTTGGATTAGGCAACCTAGCTTCTGGAGCTGGGGGTATTGCTGGAGGAGGACTTTTAAGTACAACTCCTATAACCTCACTTCTTGCAAATTCAGAAGGAAATGCTTTACAGCAGTTACTTGCTAGAGCTGGTACTCCTGCCCTCAATAGTGCTGGGCTAAAGGTTGGTGCATTTGGAGCTTCTCCTATAGGGGCTATTGCTTCCTTAGTTGCTCAAATGATTGCAGACCCTGTGCAAAGAGCTATTGGAGGTCATGGAGGAGCTACAGTAGGAGGGGCACTTAAGACAGCAGGAGCTGGGCTTGGCTTAGCCGGAGCAACCTTCACAGGAGCTTCTCTGGGTACAGCTGTGTTCCCCGGAATTGGTACTGCTATTGGTGCTTTACTAGGAGCTATTACCAGCTTACTCCTTGGAGGAGGTAAGAACCTCATGGACGGTATTGAGGGACTCCTTACGGGCTACAATGATGAATACCGTAAACAGGCGGCGGAAAATGCTAAGTCTATTAGAGAGAACGCAGAGGCTGTGTCAAGAGCACGGGCTGATGAGCATACCACAAGAGACGTTTTAGGTTCTAAGGTAACCCTTGGGGGTTATATACAGAATGTGGTAGAAATGCAGAAGAAAGTGTTTGGTAAGCTCCAACAGAACTTTACAGACGCTAGTGCATATATGCAGAACTCCATGAGATTTCTTGAGCAAGCAGGGGCTACAGACTCTGCTACAATGAGACAGACTTTGTTTGACCTCGGATATAATGCACAAAAGCCCCTTAAGGACATGCAGGGCACTTATGTACGCATAGGTGAGGAATTGATGTCTTGGGAGCAATTAAAGGCTCAGAACGGCTTATATGGCTCCGAGGGAGACGAAATCTTGTCTGCATTGCTTAACCAAGTAGCTATTGCTCAAGGAAGACAGTTTACTGACATTGTAGACGAGCAAGGAAACCTGATTACTCAGATGGAGGCTTACCGCCAAGGTGCTCAAAACCTCACAGATGAGAAGAGACAAGAGCTTCAACAGAAACTCATTGACGCCGGAGTGTCTCGTGACCAAGTTCTACAACTTCCTGATAAAGCTCTCCAATTTCTTGTGAGTCAGTATGATACCTTTAATAGCACCATGAAGGCAGAGAAGGATAAAGCTGACCACGAAGAGAAGGAAAGCAAGCATAAAGGAGACTTGAGTGACGCTTGGACTCGGATAAAAAATGGTGTAAAAGCTGTCTGGGAATGGGTTACTGGTATCTTCGATGGAATTGGTGAGTGGATTGCAGGTGCTCTTGCAGGACTCACTGGAGGGGACTCCAATAAAGCCAAGAAGGAGTATAAGAAGAATAAGAAGAAAATACCTTCTGGAGGTACTCTTCTATTCTCTACAGGCGGTTTTGTAAACTACCTAGCCCAAGGAGGAAGTCCTCTACTTGGAGGAATTTTCCAACCAAGAGGAACTGACACTATTCCTGCAATGCTTACTCCGGGTGAATATGTACTCCGTAAGAGAGCTGTGGATAGCCTAGGAACTAACTTCCTAGATAATCTAAACCGCTTTGGTATTGGAGCTCTTAGAGGTAACCAGACAACCACAGTAGTGAATAACTACTATAACAACAATGCAAGTGTTAATCAGAATATTGATAACAAGTCCAACTACCTGAATGGTATGTATGGACTTGATAGATTGATGAGGTATGTTTAATGGGATATAGAGGCGAAAATGTAAATAAGCCTAGACGATATATTCAGTATAACGACCTTGTGTTCACAGGGACACGAAGCATACAAGAGCAAGCTGAGAGTGTAGCCTTTAGAGTTAATTCAACTCCAAGGGCTTTCACCCATGGCGCTTTTGTAGGTAATAGAGGTGAAGAGCTACTTGTAGACACTCACACTATTAGCTTCAAGATGGCTCTGAAAACAAATACATGGAGCGATGAGAATATCCGTGTGCATTATGACTTCATAGTTCACCAGCTCACAAGGAAGGGTAAGCTCTGGGCTGTTGATAGTGGAAACCAGCTTATTTGGTGTCATGCCTACTGTACTAGTATGCAACACCAGAAGGAGTGGACTCTAACTGACAACGGCTACCTTGTGTTACAAGTTGAGTTTAATAATGCAGAAGGCGTTTGGCACAAGGCTAGTGAGCACAAGACTTACTTTGACAGGTTCGACCTGTGTAGCTTTACTCAGATGAAAGCAGATTGCCTTAAATCACGTTGCTGTGATGATAGCCAGCCTTGCTCAGAGTGTGAGTGTTGTAATGATAACTGTTCAGCCATGAAAGATATGATTGACTACTGCTCAGCTGTTCAGGACATAGACTTCAATGATGAGTTCTTTGACCTCTGTGACAGTAAGTGGAGAGTGGTTCATAACTGTCAAAAGGCTAGGATTGATGGTAAGACATTGCCAGAACTCTATGCACACGCCCTCTGTGACCTCTGTGTAAATGGAGAGCTTCACAAGACGTTTCAGGCTGATACAGTGTTAGATAGCACTCAGTGGAGGGTAGGATTATTCGGACATTTCAAAGACCCAATTATCACAGTAAACAATACCAATATCAAGGTAAAAGGTGAGTACAACGGGGTTCTTACACTTGACCAAAGAGGAAATGTACGGTATGCTAGTAGTTGGGAATGTCTTGAGTATGACTACAAGGTTGTCAAGCTGGATAACTTGTCTTACTGTGAAGGACCATTCAGAATTATTAAAGGCAGAAATACCATAAATGTATATGGTGTATTATCAAGCACAGCCTGTGCTTATGTAGATTACGAAAGGCTTACACTATGATAGGGAAAATTATAAATGGAGGAGACGGTTCGAGAGACCAGCTATTATTGCCTGAGGATTTCTTAGGTGACTTTGCGCTAGACTTTAACTTAATGGAAGTTCCGTCAATTCCAATTACTATCCCTTCTAAGTATGCTAAGCTATTGACTGGAACAACTCAAATTAGCCTGTCTAGTGATGATTGGAACTTCCTAGGCACTGTGTATGAGAAGAGGACAAATCATAAATCAGGTACTTGTACTGTGAGCCTCACTCATATAGTAGGACTTCTTGACAAGAAAAACCTCCCGACTAATGTAACCTTTAAGGATAGCACAGTTCAGGAGGTTGTTAAGAAGGTTAAGGAATACTGGAAGGACGCTAAGAATGACCTAGTAAACCTTATGAAATTTGAGTTTGTAGACAAAGTTGAACGTAAGATAGAGTATGAGTTTTCACAAGAAACGGTCTTACAGTTCCTTACGAAGCTCTGTGAGAAGACACAGGATATGCAATGGCGCATAGACAAGAAAGACCCCTTCAAGGTAACGTTCTCAGCCATGGGAGCTAAGAAGGAAGTCATGATTTCCCCTGAAACCTATCTGATTGACCTTGGAGAAGTTCAGGAAAGCTTCCAAGGAGTTATGAACTCTGCTGTGGTACGCTCAGATAAGGCAGACGCAGGAGCAAGTTCCTTGACTCTTAGGGACATATTCCATGACAAGAAACTTATGATTGAGGGTTTCCCTGTGATTAAGACAGACAGACCTGTAAACTCACAGAGACACTTTGATTATCCACCACTCCCTGTGTTCGCTACAGATATGTCAGAAGATGAGTATGCTATCCTAGATGAGGAAGGAATTGCCCTCGAAGCAGGAGAACTCTACTGGGGTAGCATTACTACTAATGACACACAGGCGATAGCTGGTGAGAACAAGGAAGTGTCTGATGAAGACCGTATTAAAGCCACTGTGCAAATGTATAAGTCAGCTATTAGGAAGATGAGAGCTTCAAGGAGGAAGGTTATTTATCCTGTGACTACTTCGCCTCTGCCAGCAGGGGTTCAGGTAGGAGACAAAGTAAAATTTGTCCTAGGGGTAGACCTTGTGGAGCTGACACCTTGCAGTAAATACTATACTAAAGTGCTCAGAGCAAATGACTGGTTTTATGTAAACAAGATGAGTTACCAATACTCTACAGGAAATTCACTTGTGCTTAATTTGGAGCTAAGTAAGTTCTTATCAGTGGATAGAGAGGTGACTTAATGGACGCTGTAACTAGGTTAGTAAATACAGTAAGAGATACTAGAGAGCGAGTTACACAATCAAGCCGTCAAAGGCGTGGAGGTGTAACCGACCTCTTTGGTGTTGACTATGTAGACACAATACGAAACACAGAGGAAATGGTTGGTGATAAGAAGAAAGAAGCCAACTACCACCTCACTGTGTCAGGGGATTTAGATAGGTTTCAGCGCTGGTTTCTCAAAGTTATTGTTACTAATAACAAAGGGGACAATTCAGAGCAGGAACAAGAGGGTGTTCGCCCTATGTCTGATGTCCACTTAGAAGTGTTTGCACATAACGCAACTACAGGACATAGTGAGACGATTGACCTGACACCATTTCTAAAGGCTATATGGAAGTGTAACTGGATTGCAGACGCTAAAGGTGGAGAAGGTATCTTTCCTAATGGTAATCCCATGGAAGGCTATGACCTGATGAAAGTTGCATGGTATCTCAATGATAAGCAGAGAGAAGCCTTGTATAGTCCGGGAGAAAAGATATTCTCTGTGAAAGCACTAGGAGACGCAACAGTGACATTGCGCCTTTATTTGAAATTTAGTCACATAAACTAATATGTACGATTTTAAGGATTTATATAATAAACACAAACACTACACAGAGAGGTTAGACCGGCTAAAGGTGAAGCAATTTAAGGTGGAACAGCACCTAGGGGCTCACCCACAGGACTATACCGCTGTGATTGATAACATGAAGTTAAAGAGTGAGATATACAGGGAAGAGAAGAGAGTACAGCAGGTACTTATGATGATGGAGGTTGTCTTTGAGTAGACTAGAATATCTATACCTAATCAGGACTACTATCCAGAAGCTAATGCTAAGTCTAATAGAAGATAGGGATTTATTTTTAGCAGGTCAAATTTTAGAGAAGGGTTGCTATGACAGTTTAGCCTTCTTGAATTATGATGTTAAAAAGTCAGTAGCCATAAGTATATGCAATAATAACAGTGTTATTTATTGTCCTGTTGATGATTATTCAATGGCTGAATATGGCTATTTATACTTCCCAACTATGGAACTTTTTGCTTTGTGTGAAAGTTTACTGAAAGACAATAATGGTGTATAATTATGGTTAGGAATTGCTACGATATATGCAAAGATAAACTTGGAGAGCATTACGATTTTGACGGTTCTGGGGGAGGTCCAGGTGGGAACTGGCAATGCCTTACAGAAGACCACTACGTTACAACTAGTGATAATAGATATGTTTCTGTAGCAGATTTATCTGTAGGAGACAAGTTATCTACAGGAAATGTTGTAGTGGAAAATTCTCCAAAGAAATCTGATGTCTACTGGCTAAGGACTACTCAGGGGTACTTTTCTGTAACGAAAGACCACAGAGTGTTCTTGAAATCTGGTGGTTATAAGTCAGTAACTGAGCTTACTGAGGAAGATGAGCTTATAGTTGACTTATCTAGTAATAAAGAGTCACTATTTAATCTAACTCCTGATGAGTGGAGGTTCTTCGGTTTTTGGTTAGGTGATGGTCACTGTGACTATAGGTATGAGAGTACCAAATCTCCTGTAGTAAAGGTTACTCTTGGTACTAAGAGAAAAGAAGATTATATTCTCAACTTAGACCTTGAACTAAATCACTATACACATACCAATAAGGTAACTCCTGTTGTCTCTCTAATAAATAAGAAACACAGGGAGCTAAATAAACTTATTCACTTGTGTAGAGGTAAATATATTTCAGATATGTTTACTGCTGAGGAGTATAGTTATATTATTGAGGGTTATTGCCAAGCAGATGGATACTCTGTTGGTAATTCCTGTGAGATAACCTCTATAGATAAGAGATTGCTTACAGTAATTCAACATGGCTGTCATGTAAATGGTTGGAGTGCTTCATTGTCCAAAAGAATGGATAGGGAGTCAACAAACTTTTGTGATAACCCTAAGCCTATCTGGAGGCTTAGAGTTGTAAAAGGTAACAAGCCTGTGTCAATGTTCAAGTCACTTACCTATAAGGGGAAAGAGACTATATGGGTATTGAATACGACAGGAGACCATAGCTACTTTGCTGATAACCAGCTTCACCACAACTGCTACGATTTGGCTAATTACGTTGCCAGCTTCTTTGGGACTAGACTTGTAGGACCAGTCGCCGCCACTATCGTATATGATAATCCTCAGCTTTACAGACTTGCTCTTGTTAAGACCTATGATGGTCAGCTAGAAACTGGAGATATGATTATCTTTGGACCTGTGGCTTATAACTCAGCAGGGCATGTAGCCTTTTATGGTCATGGTGACCAGACAAGTGCTACCTGTATAGACCAAAACCACCCTGCATGGAATCCTGTGACTGAGCACACTTTTAACTTGTTACCATTGAACCCTACACATATTGTAAGGTTTTATAATCAAGAAGGGTACTCAGCAGGAGGACAGTCTTCTAACAATCAGCCGGGAACTATATCTGGTAATGATACTACTAAGACCAAGACAAGGACCTATCAGTTCTGGGAGGTCACCTGTGATGAGACTGAGGTACTAAAGGAGAAAGATGGCGAGTTTATTGAAAAGACTTTCCAATGTTCCAAGTACACAGGACTAGAAGACGGTGACTGGATAAAGATTGACCGCTGGGACGGCTCAGCCGGTTATATCCGTAAATCCTGTGCCAAACGCAGAGAAGACCTTGACGTTGTAGTAACAACTAAGAAAGACGCTTCTGTGACTAATGACTTACCTTCTGGTACTGCTAATTATGATGGTGGAGACATTTCCTATGGAGGCTATGTACTTGCCAAGGATAAGATAAGTGCAATGGCTTCCGCCTGTGCCAAGTACGGCATTTGGCTTCCCGGATTTATCTGTCAGACCTATCTGGAAACTAACTGGGGACAATCTCCCGGAGCTTCCTATGCAGGTCCTGAGAATAACTGGGGAGGTCTTACATGGACTGGAAACCCTCAGCGTGAGTCTGGTGTAGTAGTGTCACAAGGAGCTCCACGGGCAGAAGGTGGTTACTACATGAAGTTTGCAAGTCTCAAAGATTACTTTGAAGACCATTGTAACCTCATTTCAGACCGTATCGGAGGAGCGGACGCATTATATCACGCAAACAACAAATATGATATTGAGAGCTTCACAAGAGGACTATTCAGACCTGTGGCTAAGTATGATTACGCTGCTGTCGGTCTAGGAGCTTATATAGCTCAAATGAGTAGTATCTACAATGGAATGAAGCCTCAGCTTGATGAAGTGATGGGACACATTAAGGAAGGTGAGCCTTTGCCTACCGCACCTGCTGTGACTAAACCAACACTACCTAAATTTGAAGTTCCAAAGCCTGAGCTACCACCGCTTAAGACAGGGAACAAAGCAACTGACCGACGCTCACGTTGGATTTAAGGAGGAAACATGGCATATAAGCTACCAAAAGAAGACCAGTTGTGTGGAGTAGTTTACAATACTTACACAGGTTACAAGCCTATCCCCAAGGCTACTTGCCCTGCTAACTCAGGAGGGTGTGGGGATAACATTAAAGTAGTTCTCAACTGTGGAAAAGAACCTAAGCAGAACGCACTTCCTGAGTATTACACAAATGGCACTATCCGTGCTTATGTGCAAGAAAAGGCAGGTCATAATGACCACCCTGTGCACTTCAAGAGTGATACCCCAATGGCTAATCCTCTTGTGATTGACCCTAAACAGTTCACACGTAGTGATGACCAGCCGGGTAATCTCTATAAAGACTTTATTCAGGCAAATGGGTACACTCATGTGAAAGCTGGTGGAGGTCAGTTTACTCAGCTTAACTCAGATGGTACATTCTCTGTGTCTTATGAGTCAGTTGATAACAAGACAGCTATTGTAGAATTTGGAAAGATTGATTGAGGAGTAAATTATGTCAGATAAAGTTGTAAATGTATACGTTGGTGAATGTTTTCAAGATGGAGCACAAGTAGGGGGTGAGGGTAAGCCCTATGGACTGTCACTCTCTGGTAATAAGTTATCCCTTGTGGAGAATGGTACAAGTAAAGAGGTAGACCTGCCAGCTGGTGGAGGTGGTTCTGCTGAACTTCCTAAGGAAACTAAGGATAAGATAGATGAGTTATCTAAGTATGGATATATCATCAAGGCTTTAGGCGGGGTACTACCCTTAGAAAAAGAAGTATACTCAGATGGTATAAACAATGTTTTAATGTATGTTTCAGGAACTGGTGAAATAGATAGACCTTATGCATTGACGTTTATTGGGATTGGTTCTTATTATAGAGAAGCTCCTTATACACTTCTTACTCCTAAAAACAGTGCTGGTGAGAATATAACTCAGCACCCTGATTTTAGTAGAATGGTTTATGATGGACAAGTGTTTACTGTTATGGGGCAAGAGGTTACTTATCATGAAAACAATCATTCACTAGATATTTCTAAGTTACCTATTGGGGTTAGTTCATTCACACTATTGAATACATAAGGAGTATTAAATGGCAGATAATATTGTAAATGTTTATGTTGGTGAAAACCTTAGTGAGGACCTATTAGTATCAGAAGATAGTTTGGTAATTGATAAGTTTAGCTTATTTTTAGACGCATTTTTTGAAATTAAGATGGACTCTTTACAGGTGTACTTTGGTGGTCTTAAAAAAGCGTCACCTCTCATAGTAACAGGAAATGGGGAAGATATTCCTCTACTGTTAAACTTTTATGGAGATATAGCTAGTGACTCAGATACTTTAGTATTAGATAGTTTTTTCAACCAAAAAGGTTCTCCTATAAAGGATTATCAGCTTTACCCCCTTTTTGACCCTACTACTCATGATTTTTTCTATAAAGAGGAAAAACTTGAAGTAGACGAGGTAGGTAATGTGCTCCTCTCTAAAGTTCCTAAAGGACTTCCTTTTGTTCAACTAGAAGCTAGGCGTAAGGGGTAACAATGAATAACCAATGGATTGACAGTATTCTTAGTAGACAGGAAGTTATAACCTCTGTGACCCTAGTAATCACAACGTTATGTACCTTCCTTGTGACTAAGCTGACACAGAAGACAAAAGAGGCAGAAGCCCATCAAGAGGCTCAGGAGGAAATGGCTAGAAGCAATAAGCGCTCAGCCCTTAGAAATGAATACCTTCAAATCTATAACTCAACTGAGTTCTCTTGGGAACAGAAGTATCACTTAACTCGTGAGATTATCACATCATACTATGCTCTTAATGGAAATCATTACATTCATGAGCTAGATGAAAGACTTTACTATAAGAAAGAGGAAGAAGTAAATGAACCTAACGAATAAACAATATGACATTGCTAAACGAATTATCACAGTAGTTATCCCAGCGTTTATCACGTTGCTAACTGCGCTAGGAGGTATCTATAAGTTTGACCCATCTGTTGCTATCGGTACTATTTCCGCTATCACTGTGTTTGCAGGTGTGGTTCTTGGTATCTCAAGTAATAACTATGCGAAAAATCAGGAAGAAACAGAAACAAAACAAGGAGAACAGTAATGGCGATTAGTTACCAAGACTTTAAGAACAAAACGCTTGGTAATGGCTATGATGTAGACGGCTGGTATGGTTGGCAATGCTTCGATTACTATGCACAGTTTTGTATAGAAAATGGAGTGCCTTATGCTAACTGCACTGACTCAGGTTTTGTAAAGGACGTATGGATACACCGTCACAGTAATGGTATCCTGAACTACTTTGATGAAGTAAGTATCCTACAGCCGGGAGACCTTGTGTTCTTCAAAGAGCACCCTTGGACTCCTTACTCTCATGTTGCTGTGTTTGACAGTGACATTGACGGTGTGTATGGAATGTTCCTAGGACAAAACCAAGGACCAGACAGTAGCCTAGATAGAGGTGGTGTTGCTTCTCTTGTAAGACTTCCTTATGAAGCTACCTTTGATACAGCCTTCCGTATTAAGCCGGGAGTTGGTGGTCAAGCCAATCAAGCTACTCAAACAAGCTCAGCTAGTGGACGAGGCTTCGTAAACGGAGCTCCGGGACTTAAGAAGGACGAATACTTCTTAGATGTATCAGCCTACCAATCAGCAGACCTCACAGCTATTACACAGCAAGCAGGTACTAACAAGACAATCATCAAGGTAAGTGAGCACACTACCTACCTGTCAGACGTTAGACAAGCTCAGGCTGACACCTCTGTGCCCATTGGTTATTACCACTTTGCACGATTTGGAGGTGATGTAGGACAAGCTCTTGCAGAAGCTAACTTCTTCCTGAGCAACCTACCTAGCAAGCCTGTGAACTATCTGGTCTGTGATTATGAGGATAATGCTAGTGGAGACGTAGAAGCCAATACACAGGCTATCTTAGCCTTCATGGACGCATGTGCTGGAAAGGGCTATCAGCCTATCTATTACTCATACAAGCCCTATACTTTAGCTAACGTAAACTACAAAGCTATCCTAGCTAAATACCCTAACTCTCTGTGGATTGCAGCATACCCTAACTATGAGGTAACTCCTACTCCTGTGTGGGAAGTGTATCCTACCATGGAAGGTATCCGCTGGTGGCAGTTCACTAGTACAGGTATTGCTGGTGGCTTAGATAAAAACATTGCTATTCTTAGTGATGATATTGCAAACAACCAATTTGAAGAAGAGGAAGACGAAATGACAAACTATGTAATCCGAAGCAATTCAGGTAAGCAAGGCTACCTTGCTATTACTAACGGAATTGTTTGGGGAATTGGAGACATTAAGACAGTAGGCGAGCTTCAAAATGCTAAGCATGTGCACCTCAACCTACCAGACGGAGACTTTGACCGTTTCATTAACGCACAGAAGTCTGATGATGTGACGCAAGAGGCTATCGCAAAAGCTATCGAAGACGCTAACAAGAGCCTTACCGAAGTTATTGCAGGTGAGCCTAAGGAATAGACCCTAGGGGTTGAGGAGGGAATATGTAAATGTTTCCTCTTCTTTTTAGTAGGAGGAGTTATGTCCAATAAAAATCTACCCTGTGTATTTCCAGACCCTATGTGTCCTCCTAAAGAAGATGGCACTAAGTGGACTGAGCAGGAACTAGCCCAAAGTGAGCAATTACTTGAAGCATATAAGGTAGACCTGTGTAAATGGATTGATGAGAAGTGTAACTACAACGGAGGTATTACTCCTGAGGAAAAGGCTGAGTACGAGCGTAAGCTACTTGCCTATAACAATGCTTTAGCACGTTACAAAGAACTCATTGAGAAATATGAAACCTACCTAATTAACAAATCTGAATATGATAAAAAATTAGCTTCTTATACTAAGGAGCGTAATGCTATTCAAGCTGAGATTACCCGTATTACAGCAGAAAACGCTGAGCGGACTAAGAGAAATCAGGCTAAGCAAGACCGGTACACAGCTGATAAAGCTCAGTATGACAAGGATATTGTTGTCTATCGTCAGAAGAAGCGTGAATATGATGAGGCTGTTGACCCTGAACGTAGACGTAGGCTTGAGAATGAAGCACTACAACAAGCGCTAGACCGTGTGCAACGTACCACACGCATGAATATGTTCTCTTCTGGCTCAAGCACAGGAGGTGGAGCATACACAAGTGTAACCACTAACGGTAATGAGTTTACTATCCAATGGAGGATGGTAAACACAGGGCGTGTAGTAGGTAACGGTGTGCTTCGTGGTAATGTTGAATATCGCTTTGTGCGTAAGGAAGACAGGATTGAGGCTTACATTGTAGCCTTCAACTTGACTAGTGCTAACTATTCATTTAACCCAAATGATACATGGGCTTCTGCTGGAGCTACCTTCACTGTGTACACTCCTAATAGCCAAATCATTTGGACAAAATCTTATGACCCTTACCAGCCATTCAGTGAGAATATTAACAGACGTGTAGAGCTTAATAGTCAAACACCTATCCAGCTTACAGGGTCTACATCGGGACGTGTAGGTATTCTGTGGACTCGTGATGTGTGGATTGATGAACCTACTCAAGGTAGTGTGGATATTAACTTCACTATGGACCGTCTTGATGTTCAAGTACCACATATCCCAATCCCACCTAAGCCAGAAGAGCCTAAAGAGCCCCCTAGACCAGTGCTAGAGCCTCAGCTCCCTGTACCTAGTTTACCCAATAATCCTCCACAAGAGCCTCCTAGGGTTGATAAACCTGACAAACCGGGAGAACCTCCTGTGCCCCCTACTCCTAGACCCCTTAGACCAAGGCCTAAGCGTCCTTGTAAGAAGTGTAATGAGTGTGAGGAATGTGAGGATATTGGTAGAGGACCTGATGTCTGTGAAGACCTTAAGGCTATTGCACAGGAGCGTTTCCAACGTGCTGGGGTACACGAGCTTAGAAATAAGTACGTAGTGAACCTGCCTAATGTTATCAGACGCTCAACCTACGGGCTCTGGTGTGTTACTAAGAACATTATCAATCAGCTCTGTCATGTAGGGGAAGAGTTTCAGTGCTTACGTGAGCAAACAGACCATCTACGTAAAGAGCAGATGTGTATTCAGAACGCACAGCAGGCTTCCTGTGAGCGTTTAGCTAAGATAGCTAAGAATAACTATGACATAGGTAATAACGTGAGAAATAGGCTCATTCAGAAGCTCAGAGACGACGCACAGAAGAAGTCTATTGATATTGCTAACCAGACAGTCCGCATGAACATGTTCCCTAGAGGCTCACAAGCAGGCTCAGGTACTTACACAAGAGTATCTACCTCAGGTACTAACTTTACCATTGAGTGGAACATGGTAGGTGGAGCTGTAATTGGTAATGGTAGCATTAATGGAACAGTAGAGCGTGAGTTCAGGCTTAATACAACCACAGGGTATGTAGAGGCTTTCCTAAAGGCTGTTACTATCACCTCTGTGAGATATGAGCCTACAGGTGCTATGACAGGGGCTTCTACAGCTACCATGACTGTGTTTGATGGAGCAGGTAATCAGGTTTACTATAAAGCCTATGACCCATTCCGTTCCTTTAATGAAAGCCCTAACCGTAGAATTGAGTATAATAGAACAGTACCACTACAGACCACAGGCTCTACTGGAGGCTCTGTGCACGTACTTTCTACTCGTGATACTTGGCTTTATGACCCTACCTATGGACAGCTAGAAGTGAACTTCACAAGGGATAACCTAATCCCTATTGATATTCCTCCTGTGCCAGATATTCCTAAGGTAGAGATTGACTGTGGAAGCTGTGAGGTGAAAGAATTTGACTGTTAAGGAATGTAGTTCCTGTGGAGATAAGTGTGGGCACTTCATATGTCAGGCAAGAAAGTATGCCTTGTGTGATTGCCCTACTATCACTCCGGGAAGAGACGCATGTAACGCTTTACATGACCTAAATGATAATAAAATTAAGCTAATGGCACAGCGGAATGAGTCCCTACTAGCCTGTGATATTCCTAAGTTCTTAGGTAGGCTATTCAGGGGTATCTCCTGTGTCTATAAGAATATGATATTGCAACTATGCTGGATTATTAAGAATATTTGCTGTATCTATTCACGCACTAAGGTTATTGATGAAAATAACAAATGTATCAACCAGAAGCAAGAGAAAATGGTTCAGGGAATGAAAGACCTGCAAGCTCAGATGAATAAAATCTTGGAGTTTTATAATCAGTATGCCACAACTAAGATTGTGGTAGCTGACAGCTCTTTTGAGGGACTTGTAGCCACTCTCGAAGCACTACCAGAGGAGGAGCTTTAATGGCAGACTGCGTAACTTGTATGAAATGCAGGTTTAAGGAATGTCAGTGTGATAATGGTTGCAAACCTAAATGCATAGATATAGGCAAGACCTGTGATGATACCTGTCAGAAGGTTAAGGACTTGCACAAAGACCTACTAGAGCCCATAGCTCCTATGTTTGAAACAGGCATGCCCTGTGACATGAGGGAGCTTAGCTCTAAGGGCTTTAGTAATGTGTTTATGTTTGTCAACAACTTTATCAATGTCCTATGTCACACACTAGGACTTACTGACATCTTGAATGACCGCATTAAGGCAAACAAAAAGAACCTTGAAGAGCTTAATAAAGCTAACGAGGCTCTGTGTGGTAGGATAAATGAGCTGACGAGAAATGCCAATAAGTTGGTAACAGCTTCTAATTCTACTGTGTCTGACGCTATTGCATATAACAATAAGCTGAAACGTGAGTACAATGAGCAAGCTTCCTTTGTGAATGAATATAACAAGGGTGCACTTATTAAGTACCAGCAAGACCAGCAAGAATACACAAGCCGTATCTCTATCTTACAGGCTAACTTGACTAAGGAAGGCTATCCTCAGGCAGTGGCTAGTCAGTACCTTCAAATGTCTCCTAATGCTGTTATGGCTAAGACAATTAGAGGACGTAAGCTAAGCTCTGATACTAAAGAGCCTGCAAGTGTCAATCCTATCCCAGATGTGTCTACCTTTACCTCAAATGAATTGGTCTATACCTATTTAAAAGAGCGTGAGGAAATGACGGTAGACTTTGCAAATGCAACTACAATCATGTCAGGGAAAGAGATTTCATCTATCAAGATGAGGATTACTCTTGTGTCAACTGAGCACCCTAAGAAGGGTGTGATTATTGGAGTACCTACAAATCCATATAAGCAAATCACTATCCACACAGAGGGTAGCAATGAGCAGTATAGCTCTGAGCTTATTGTAGAGGTACGTTTCTTTACTGCTGATGGTAAGGAAGTTAAGCCTACCTATAAAGAAACAGCTATCCTGAACCTGCAACCATTTGGTGCTGAGTCAGGTCAGGGTACTTACTTCTCAGTTGATACTGGTTACACTGTGCCTATCAACGGCTCTTATGTAACAGCACAGAACGGTAGACTAAGTAACTACACTAGAAATCCTCTAGGAGAAGGTCCTCAGTCTATTATATGGGGAGTATTCACTGACACTATCGCATTTAATGTAGGAAGCTACAAGAAGAATGTATCAGGATTTAACCTGAATACAGCCCCTGTGATAAGTTCAATGCCAGTAGTGCCTTATCAGGCTAAGCTGAAAGAACTGCCTCCTGAGCCTAACTACATCAACATTCATGAGAGCACAGGCTTCCTTAATGAGCTTAACTGTGGCTTATGTACCCTAGCTCCGCTTAGAGAGTGTAAAACAGCCTGCTCTGTGTGTCCTCCTGTTGGGAGGGAAGCTAGGATTGCTCAGGCTAAGGGGCTTGACTATATCACAGTAACAACCTTTATTGATACTGCAACTAATAAGCCTATTGCACCAGCTGTTCATGAAAAGAGCACTTTCTGTGCTCCTACACCAGATACAATATGGTATAATAGTAAGGGGTACACCCTGATACCTAATAAGCAGACCACCTCTGAGTTCACAGAGGGTACAGATAGCCTGCTTGGTAAGGGTATGATTAGAACCTGTGTGAACTACTACAGCACAGGAGGAAAGGAAACGAACTAATGACTTGTAACAAATGCTATGAGTGTGAATGTAATGATGGAAAAGACTACTGCCAAGATTGCCTTCCTGATGAAGGTACTTGGCTTATTGTCAAGTCTGAGAAGCCTGACCCGTTCTATGCTGACCGCAACCATGCTTACATGGATAGTGCTGAGAATGTATGGATTTTAAACCGTGCTAGGGACGCCATGATTAAGCTCAATGGTACAGGCTCAGGCGGAAATGATAAGGTCTATAAAGCTGGTCAGGGCATTACCATCTCACCAGATGGGACTATCTCAGCTGTAGTCACACAGGATAGAGACACTATCACTACTGTGAATCCCGGAAATGGTATTCTGGTAGCTAAGACTAATAATGACTACACTGTGTCACTAGACAGCACAAAAGTACCTACCAATGAGCGCCTAGAGAACGTAGAGCGCCAAATTGGTGAGCTTAAAGCTCCTAAGGGAGTAGCCTCTGTGTCAGTAATCGGTAAAGAGGGTATTGTAAGCACACAGACTGCCACTAAGGATTGGGAAGTGAAGCTTGACCCAGCTGTGAAAGCTAACATTGATAAAATCCCTGCTTTAGAAACCAAGGCTGTTGAAGTTCCTCTTGTGAACTATATCAACAAGTACCATGGTAATGGCTGGGTAGGTAAGCGTGATGAAGGTTCAGGCTATTATTCAGCCCCACTATACTATCTCACAGACAAGAAGTCTCTAGGTGACTTAGGTTTCTCTGTGGGAGATAAGCTGTATATTAAGGCTAAGTTTGATGTGAATACCTCATCAGCTATCCCTGCTACTGCTCAGCTTGCTTTAGAAGCCTATGACATGGCTAATCCGACTAACTGGTATGTAGGCTGGCTTGCAGGTAAACAGTCTATGCAGGCTAAAGGTAATGAGATTTCCTACACATGGACGCTTGCTGAGAAAGACCTTAAAGTAAATGCTCTGAATGTACGTATTGATGGTATTAACATTAAGACATTCCCTGTGAGATTTACTTACCTGACACTGACTACTAAGCCTGTGACTGACAGTATTCCAGAGCCTTCTGGTACACTGCTGGTAGGTGCTGATAACCTCATTAAGGGAACTAGAGACGGCTCTACTAACACTTATGGAGTTCCTAATGGTAACTATCTAGGACTAGCTATCAGTGAGAAAAATAGAGGCACAGGAGCTGGTACAGCCGATACCTTTAACGCTCAGCTAGGCTACCCTCTTAATCCGGGAACATGGTACACAGTGAGCTTCTTTGCAAAGGCTACTAGTGAGATTACTTTCAGTAACCATCTGTACTCACCTTCAAAGGTTTGTATTGTTTATAGCTCCACAGGAAATGCAAACACAAACATTGATGGTGATGTAACTGTGAAAGTAAATGCTAACTGGGCTTTATACACAGTAAGCTTCCAAGTATATGATACAGCTCCATTTACGCCTAAGGTACTCCTAGGACGTATGAAGGGAAGTGTACCAGCTAACACTGTGCTACAGATTGCTGGGGTATGCTTCTATGAAGGCACAGGACCTCGTTCTTGGGGAGCAAGCTCTCTTGATGTACCAAGCAATACTGATGTAACAGAAGGTATTAACAGACTTAATACTACTGTGCAAGGACTGAGCACCAAGGTAACTGCTTTGGAAGGTAGAGCTGACAATGATACTAAGTATTATGCAGGAAATGGGCTGAGCCTTAATGGAACTACCTTCTCTTTGAATACTAATGACCTAGTTACATTTGGTGACATTGCTACTAAAGCAGACCGCTCAGAGCTCAGGTCATTACAAACTAAGTATAATAGCTTAGAGACAGCTGTGAAGAAGCTATTGCAAGACCTTAAAGACTCAGGTGCTTGGGAAGTTGCTGGTACAGACATTCTTGCTGGTAGTCTCAAGGATGACCGTCATATTGCTACAGGTAATATCAACGTGTTTGGAGGAACTCCTAACGGAAACAGAGCTATCCGAACATCTAACACACTTAACGCTGGTGACCTTGCAGGAGGAGTAGAGTAATGCCAACATTCAACACAAAGGAAGAAGCCCTGACATGGGCTAAAGCTAACACAAAATTTAAGTTAGAGAGTACAAACACCTCTGAGTTTAAAGTCCGTTCTGGCTGGGATAATGCTTCCGCTGTGTGGGAAGAGAGTGTTAGCGGATTTGTAGTAGGTAAAGGGGAAGTTCAGTTCCAAGTCATTCCAACCTTTGGGTTCAAGGGAGACAAAATCATTATTAACAACCTACAGATTTATGTAGGTACTGCTAAGTATGAAGTCCAACCTGTGAACCCTACTGGTGCTGACGCTAGAATGAAGTTTACTGCTCTTGACCAGCTTGTGGTAGAGAAGCAGTTCCCTATCACAAAAGGGTTTAATGAGGCTGTAAACAGACCATTCAATAAGTCTGTAGAGCTTAACCTCTATACCACTAATTCATCTGCTAGTGTGGCTAAGTTAGAGCACAGCTGGTTTTCAGGGAACAAAACCTCTGAGATATTCTTAAATTGGTCTATACCATCTGAGATTATTATTTCACCAGCTGTGCTGATTAAGCCTTGGGCTATCAGACAGGTGGCAGGAGGTCAGTTCACCTCATTCACTACACTCAATAAGGATATGAAGGTCTATGCTGGTGGAGCTTGGAAAGTTCCTCCAAACTCAACTATTGAACAAAGCAAGGCTAAGACAGAAGGATTTGGAGCTAACCGTATCTACCTAGATAATAAATGGATAGCTCAAGGAAAGGTAGGAAGATAATGGCTTCATACAAAGAAGAATATAAAGATAAGTGCTGGTATGAGGATTGCGCCTGTGAGGACATCTATCCAGCAGACTGTGACGCTCTACGAAAAGAGAATAATGAGGGTATCGGAAGATACGCCTGTGCAACCCAAAATCAGGACTGCTATGATAAAAACTTTTTTAAACGGGCTTTCCAAAAGATTGCTTGTCAGTTCGAGCATGTTATTCAGAATATCTGTGCTATTTGGGACTTACTCCAATGTATCACAGAGTACCTGAAAGCTCAGGGTAATCAGGGTTATGAAACTAAGTATTACCGACACACAGGGGTAGAAGGGCAGAACTTCTACAAGCCTATCATGACACGGTATGCTATCAACCTCTATAAAGACTCAGAGTATGGCTGGGACACACAAGGAGGTATTGATGATGGTAAGCGTGGTACGTTTGACCAAGACATGCACTGCTATATCCGCTGGTGTGCTGATGGTAATGAGCTTAACCCTGCTGTAGATAATACTATGACCTTTGTAGTCCGCACAAGCGGTGAAGGTTGGCCCGGTGATGAGTCTGATATGGTTAAGCAACGAGGTATCCACTGGCAAATGACAGGGCTCACAGACGGAGCTATGCCTTGCTCAGATACCATTGTGCTACCTAAGGGACAAAATATCGTGATAGAGGTTATTCAAAACAATACCTCATCAGGAACATTCCGTGTGCATAATATCAAGGTTGAGTATCACCCTATTGCTGGAACAGGGCTTCCTGACTGCTTGAAGACCCCAGAAGTGCCTAAGAAGGACTGTAACTGCTAAAAATAAAAAGACCTTAATTGGTCTTTTTTTGTTGTCTTTTTCTCTGGCGCTCTTCTCGTGCACGGTCCTTGGCACGTTCATACTCCTTAAGAGCCTTCATGAGTCTAGCCTTAGCTTCCTTCACAGTAGGCTTAGCCCTACGCTTACCATGGCGTGTGGTGAGTGTATTCCTAGCAAGCCCTACAGCCTTAGAGAGCTTCTTTGTCTCCTGTAAATCAGCAATAATACGGTAGTACATATCTTGCTCTTTACGAAGAACCTTCTTACGCTTTAGATTAAACTCATTACGTAGTTTGCTCTTAGTGGACTTCACAGCGGCGAGTATCTTTACCTCACGCTCAAGGGCAACATAGCGTTTGATAGCCTCGTCAAGGGAAATCTCATTACCCTCTGTGTCATATAGAGTACCGTCTTCTGCAATTACTCTGTCAGGAATATTTCGATTTAACTCGAATATTTCTTTGTCATAGACTTCATCAAATATCTTTGTTGACATAGAACCATACCTCTTCCCCATTTATTTTACTGAGCACAGTGATGTCACCTGTCTTAACAGTTGAGTAAGGATAGCCTCCTGCCCATTCACGAAGCCGTTCATTTCTAGCTTGGAGAGACTCTACTGTCTCTTCAAGATAACAGTCTCCCATTTCATCTATATGTTTTATCGTATAGGAGGTTAATGTTCTCATTTTTTATCCTCTCAGGAATTATAAAATCCTCTTTCTTCATAGTAAGTTTCTTGTAGTCACCAATCACAGGGGGATACACCCTCCTGTTTTGATAACACCACCATCTAAAGTCAATGTTAGATATATAGGTTGTCAATTCACTCCTGTGTTCTAATCTTCCGTACACATCATATAGCCTGAATAATTGTTCCTTCCTGTTAGGACTTAACCTCATTGATACCTTGCACTCAGGCATTAAGTATAGCATGTTGGCAAGCTCTATGTGTCTACCAGAGTATCCTGTGATAGGCTTGATAGCTTTGATTAAGCTGTAGTAGCCTACTCTCTTATCCACAGATAGGTAGGGTATAGTTGACATAAACTCCCCAAGGGCAAGTTCAAAATAGCTCTCCCTACTTCCATTCCTGAGGTTCTGTGCTAGAGTGTAAGCTTCCTCAATGGTATAGAAACCTCCCGGAAGGCTATACTCCAACACAGTATCAGAGTCCCTAACGTATATGTTTATGAACACAGTTAGTAGCTTGTCAAATGTATCAGCATTTTTATATACATCAAGTAGATGTAATATCCGCTGGACATTTTCCTTTAGATAAAAGAGAGGTGGGAACTCTCTAGGGTTAAGCGTAACCTTACTATCAGTAAGACTAAGTGCTCCCTCAAATGAGTCCTTACCTCTCTCTAACCATGAATTGACTTCCTCGATAAATGTATCGTAGTTGGGATTAGTCGTCCCACTCATCATCTTCGTCATCTTCATCTGCGTAATCGTCTTCGTCATCTTCGACATCACCAGCAGGTTCAATCGCTACCACGTCCCATTGAGGTTTGTCATTGTAAGGCTCACCTTCTTCAAGGGTAATGTTCACATAGCGGTCAATAAAGTCCTCTGTGTCCATATCGCCTTTAGGGTCAAGTCCTACAGCCTCAGCAAGGTCATACAAGTCTGAGCGACCAAATGCTGTGTCAAACATACGGAAGCCATAAGTCTTAGTATCAGTACCAAAGTCTCCACGGAATGTTACTTTGTAGTAAGGCTTCTTGCCTTGACCTGATGGCTCTACCCACTCAAAGGCTTGGATAACTACTGTAAATGTACCTTCTGTGTAAATAAATGAAAGTCCTTCGTTCTTTTCTGCTGTAAATTTAATTTTTGACATGATTATATCTCCTATTCTTCTGTTTTCTTAGCTTTCTTTGTGCGTTTTGGTTTTTCTTCTTTCACAGGGGTTTCTTTCTCTTTAGCCTTAGCAGGCTTCTTGGTAGTATCTCCTGTGATAAGTTTTGTGAGTTTAGCCCATGTAGGGTTCTTAATCTTGTTAGGAATTTCAATTCCCGGCTTACGTGTTACCTTAGTGGTCAGGATAGGATTACCTGCTACCTGAGCAATGTAAACTTCCTCAATGGAGCGTTTACCGTTTTCAAACAGCTTTTTATTCTCCTTCTGTGCGTGAGCAATGATACGTGCTGAAGCTTGTAAGTAAGAGCGAACAGCAGGTGAAAGGTTAGGGCAGATTACTTTAGGAACATCTTCTCCTTCATCTTCCTCCACGTTAATGCTCATTTCCTGTGCAATCACAAGAACATTTTTACCGTCATAGCTCATATCGACCAGCTGGTCAACAAGGCTCTTAAGTAATGGAGAAGCTTCTCCATAGTGCTGGATTTGCATTTTATCAACTTTGTACTTTTCCATGATATGTTTATAGCACAATTCTTGGACATTTGTAAAGTGGTCAACAGCAATGCTGTCATATTCACCTGTCTTAGCGATTGCAAATGCTTCAAGAACATCCTCCCAGTTGTAACACTCAGCTACATCATAGCGCTCATCAGGGGTCACAGAGGCTAATCCCCGGTCTGTGTCAATGATAAGGGTCTTACCCGGAAGTGAGTTAATCACATGGGACTTTCCGGCTGAAGGTCTGCCATATATAAGCGTTAGCTGGTGAAGTTTCACCTTTGTCAATGATTTTAGTTTCATTGCAATATCTCCTTTTGTTTAGTTCTAGTATAGTGTATCACAGGGGGTGGAGTAAGTCAATACCTTTTTGCTAAATTTTTACAAAAAATTCATCGTTTTTTACATAAAATTGTAAAATGGTACTCGAACCATATTCTCTTAGGTTACTTCTTCCCCAATCATAGTTAATGTGCCCTGTGTTATTGATGATAAATTCAGGCGTATATCCGTCTTTCTTATAGACATATATCTTATTACGCCCTTTGTTATACCTGTAGAAAGCCCTTAGGGTGAGCCTGCTTCCATAAGCCATTTCAGTATCACGGAACTTCACCCATGGTAACTTCCTATTTACCCGTCGAGCCATATCCACCTCTATTCTCATTACCTAAATGTTTTACTGGTAAGAAAATGAGGTCAGGCTGATTTCTAAAGATACGGAACTGACACACACGCTGACCTGCTTCAAGCTTTCCGTCCCGTGTGGCATAGAACATAGCTCCCCAAGTATCATCATCACCATTATAGTCATTGTCAATGATACCCACAGAGTTAGTCAATAACAGCCCTGTGTTCTTAAAGGTACTTGAGCGTGGATATACATGGGCTTCAAAGCCTACAGGGAGCTCCATTGCTACTCCAAAGTCCACCTTGAGAGTATCTCCTGCCTTGTACTCAATATCCTGAGGGACATACATATCTACACAGTCTCCATTGACCGCCTGTGTCCCAAAGGAGTATTTTGTGTCCTTATAGCGCACACGGATTAGGGACTCCTTAGGATAGCCACTGTACTTACCAATGTCACAGAAGAACATCAACAGCATTATGAGGAACATTACTCCAATAATGATGTATTCCATTACTGACCTCCGTTGTTATCCACATATTTAGCCTTCAAGGAAGCAATTAGCTCATCTAGGCTCTTGTTCACCTTGTTATTAGCCTCAAGGGCTTCATCAAGCTTCTTGCCATAGTTCTCTGTGGCTTTAGTAATCTTAGTCACACGGGCTTCTGTGTCTTTCTTTAGCTTAGTGAACTTAGCCTCAACACTTTGTGTGTACAGGAATGAAAACCCAAGGGCAATAACCAAAGCAATGTTAATAATAGTGTTAATGTTTTTCTTAATGAATGTCATACTCATCTCCAATCAATTTGTTAATTAGGGTAATCATGTTATCAATACCCAATAAGTAACTTTCTGCCTCAGTTGTGAGTACAGAATTAGCAATAATCAAATACTGAGGATAGGTCATAGCCTTATACTCCTCAAACTCAGGGAATTTTGCACAAGACACAGAGTAATATACTCTATCAGCCTCTTCCCTAGCTTTGTGCAGGAACACAAGAGCTTTCTCAAGGTCATGTTTCCCATTCTTATCTTTATAGCGCCATACATATTTCACAGCTGAGGCAATAAGAGGGTTTAGCCCATAGTGTAGCCAGAAGTCCCAGCACTCCATTTTATTGCCCTCCTGTGTATAACGCTGAGGATTTCTAATTTCCTCCATTTTTAACCTCCTGAACCGCTGAACGAAGCTCTAGGTCTTCTTCTTGCTGGTCTTTTCTTCCTTCAAAGTAAGCTTTCTTCGCTAAGTCAGCTCCATCATCTTTTGTGATATAGCGTTGCTCAACCTCCTCAATAGGCATTGTGTACTCTTGAATATGGTATGAGTAAGCTAGTGCCCCGATTATAAAGCCTAGGGCTACGGCAAACAAGTATTTCCACATATCAGTCCCTCAATAAAATTCCAATAACTCCTAGTGAAAACACAACAAGTCCTAGTCCCACAAATAGTAGTTGTAGTGGTGTCTTCACATAAATCAGTAGTAAGAGTATCCCTGAGCCAACTACGAGTGTACAAGCTAAGATTAACAATACTCCCATGATACCTGAAAGAAGTTCTCTCCACATATCAATCTTCCTCCAAAAAGTTCTCAGCTACAAAGGTATCAAAGTCCTCTGTGACAATTCCTTGCCATACCTTGAATAGTTCATCATAGATGTCAGGCATGTAGTCACCATATTTATACATTTTGAACTCGGGATTTTGCTCAATCATTCGTACCAACATACAGAACTGCTCAAAGAACTCATCACACAGAGCCTCACGGTAAGGCATATCAATAGCAAGGTACTTGTAGGCTCTACCTACCAGCTTCTCCTTAGGATTGATACATTCAAACACAAAGTTTCGCACATTGTAGCCTAGCTTAGTCATGACATACATATACATGTTAGCCTGTAATGATAGCACCATTTTATCCTGTGCAGGCTTAGTGCTGTATGTCTTATAATCAACCAAGGTCACAGAGCCGTCTTCATTAGTCCGAACTGCGTCCACATAGCCGATAAATCCTACCTCTGTGCCAAGACCAACTTCCTCTGAAATATCAAGGGTAATCTCTTTTTCAACCTCAGTAGTCTTGAATAGTCCTTCAAAGCCAAAGTGCTCAAAGTAACGCTCAGAGGCTCTAATTCCTCCATCAATACTTTCCTGTGCAAAGTCTACAACAGAGGCTTGCTTTAGTGCTTCCTTGCTATCTGTGCCTGTAGCTACAAGCTCCATGACACGGTGCATGACTGTTCCTCTATCCATATACACAGTGTTGATTTTGCCTTCTTTTGGCTTATATTTTGCAATATACTTACACCAGTGCTTCCATGGATTTTCTAGGTAAGTGTTTACCCGTGAAATACTATATCTGTTCATGATATTCCTCTTTCGTAATATGCTGTGGATAAATTATCCATTCTAGTTATATTCCTCATAGAACGAGGCTTAAATACAGACATGCTGTATGGGTCTTCTTCTGAGTTTACAAAGCCTATTTTGAGCTTAGCTTTATCAATTACAAAAGCATTTCTCATAAACTTAGGTTTTTCTAACATTTCCTCAAATGAGTCAGGCATAGGACCTTTAAATCTTACTAATTTATAATAGTCCTCTTCCATAATCTCATATAGAAACTCCTTGTGCTCATCATCAAGCTCCACTACTTTATACCCAACACCATAGCTCTCCAGAGTCTTCTTAAACTCTCTCACCTGTGCCAGTACATTTATTCGTGTATTCTTTGTTGATAAGTAGTAAGGGTTTGTTACAATTTCAACTACCAAATATCTCCTCCTGTGTTACAATCAGCATGATTACATGATTTCTTGTAGTAATCTTTTTCACAGGGATAGTCTTGTCAAGTAACTTAAACTCCTTTGTGTGCTGTGTTGTAAAGCCATCAAAGCGGTAACAGTAAGGCACTACAGTATCATCATTCCTATAGTAGGCAATCTCACACTGAGCATAAGGACTCATTAAATCAAGAATATCTCCTATTGCCATTGCTACTTTCCTTCCTGTTCCAGTTGGTCTGTAAGGCAGGCTGAGCACGGTGTCACAGGGAATCCTAGGAACATTGCAAGCACCTTATTCATTGCTCGTGATTGCTCAATAAAGCCATACTTAGCTTTAAGGTTAGATAGGTCTACCTGCCATACCTCAAAGGAAGTGATAACGGCTGTGAACATGTGCTTTAGAAGACACCACATATCAGGGTTACCTTCCTCATTAGCCTGCTCCTTTAGTAGCTTCATTGCCTTACGTCGGTTTTCTGTGGTTTCCTTCAAGAGAAGCTCAGTCTCTCTCAGAGCTTCGTCTACTTTCATAATCTCATCTTGGTCTTCCTTAGCGTTATCCGCATACCAGAATGAAAGCTTATCCTCATATTTCCTTACAAGGATATTCATGTGGTACTCAGAGGCACAGAGGTTCATGATATTTGTAATCAGGTCTTCTGTGATACCTACTGAGCTATCTTTGTTTACTGTCATTTCAGTTTAAGCTCCTTCATAAAGTTTTCTACATCTAGGTCATCTTCTTCAAAGTCTTCTTCATCTGACTCAATTACATCAACATCTTTCACAGGAGCTTCTACTCCGAAGAGCTCTTTCTGTAGCATTTCTTTGTATTCTGAGAGCTTGCGCTCATATTCCTGTGCATTAGGTGTCACACGCTCTGAGTATTCACGTAAAGCGTCAGCGATTACCTCGTTACGCTTAATCCCTAAATACCCTGAGATAGTCAGTAAGTTGTCTGAAAGCTCCTTAGGAAGCTCAATTTGCATTTTGATACTTGTCTTAGGCATTAAAGTACCACCTCCTCAATTTCCTTTTTATCACCATAGTAGATTTTATAGTTCAGGGTAGTTTCCCTAATCATACACTCAAACATACAGGTATGTGAGATATATCTTACAAGGATATTATCCCCTACGTCTACTGAGAATTTTAGTGAGACATAGTTCTTAGGTAAGGCATGTTTGAGGTTAAATACCTCCATGGCTGACCAATACCGTCCAACATTATCTCCAAGTTCCTTCTTGATATACCCTATGCCTTTAACCCAGTTATCCATGTAGTAGGTATCCTTGTCTGTGACTAATACATACTTGGGGTTAAATTCCTTCTGCTTTTCACAGTAGCCCTCAGGGTCTAGTAAGAAAGCCTTGCGATTTTGTTTCTTAATGTCACGGTATTCCTTCTCTGTGTAGCAATTCTTATCCCAGATTATCATGCTTAAACTCCTTTAGAGCCTTGTTTACCTCATTGAGAGTAACTCCTAAGCGCTCCTTTAGCATGGTGTTGAGTCTGTCATTATCAGCTACTTTGTCAGCTGTTCTGAGCAGGCACTTAACACCACTTGAGACATTTTGCACAATAGGGTAGACATCAGGGTCACCATTCAGTATAGCCTTCACTACCTCCTTGTTTTGGAACACATCAGTAACCTTGCGCACAGAGAATGTAAGCAGGTCATCTGATACAACAATATAGTCACCTTCCTTAGCTGAGTGGACATTCCCTCCAGCATAGGTGTAGTGCTCATTGCCTTCCAGACATTCTACAATGTGTAGGCACTCAGGGAGTATTCCCCATTTATTACAGTATTCTTCAATCATTTTTCCTCCTTAGTGAAGACCCCAGCCCTTGCCGATTTCTACGTCGGCCACAAGAGGTACTTCCGTCTTTATCCCTTTGAGTATTGAGGGATTTTCCATAATACCTTTTATTATCTTAGAGGCTTCTTCTGAATAGTCCTCTTTAGTTTCTACAAGTATTGCGTCATGAACAGTCCCAAGCACTCTACACTTTGAATGGTCAAGTTCATCTGAGTATACAACATCTGCCATAGCGGAGGTACACAGGTCGCTTCCGAAGCCTTGCACAGCTGAGTTAAGAGCCTGTCTTTCAGCAGAGGACCTCTTAATCCAATCATCAGACCAGATGTCTCGTAAGAAGCGTTTACGCCCTATAGGAGACTCTACATAACCATAACTTTGGGCAAAGTTAATGTTCTTCTTGTGCCACGTTGGTAAGGTAGGATAAGCTTCAAAGAATTTGTTACGAAAATCTTCTGCCTCTCCCTGTGACAAGTCTAGCCCATACCCCTTTGCATAATCTCGGAATGACTTAGCCTGCATACCATAGATAAACCCGAAATTGCATTGAGGAAGGATAGTTACTTTTCCATTCAATCTAGTTACTATTACCCCCTTAGGCATTTGAACACAGTAGACATCTCCTACTTCTGTAGGCTCTCTAGGGAAGTCCTTAGTAGAGACTCTAGCATAAGTTTCTTTGTTCATGTTATAGGATAGGCAATACAGAGAAGCTACGTTATTAGTGTTCTCAATATTGAACTCAGATATTCTAGCCCTTATACCGCTTAACACAGCCATTTCTTGCATAAGGGATACTGTCTCATAATTTGAACAAGTAAATCTGCAAAGACCGTGAGTATCTAAACTTCCGTCCCAATGCTGAGCTTCATCTAGGTAGGCTAGAGGATTGAGCACATCAATAGAAGCCCTCTTCAAAGTCTTACCTCTATCTACTACTTTCTCTAACAATAAGAATAAACTCTCATTATCTTGATTACTTCTCTTTATAGAGTAATGATAGTAGTCTTTAGCAGAGTCTCTAAAGTGTCTTGTAAAGGAAATTCCTGCCCCTTTCATAACCCTTAAGAACCTAATATGCTTTCTCTTCTTCTTAAATGAAAACTCAACAGAAGAGAAATTTTCAGTTATATGACCATCACTAACTACAGAAGCTACTGCCCTTGTCAGACTATCCTCTACATAACCCTTTTTACAAGATAACCAACCTGCATGAGTTGTCATACTCTTTCTTGATTTTGGCAAAGTATGTACACTATCCATGGTTATTATAGTGTTGATAGGCTTATCTACATAGCTACTAGACATGTGTGTTAGGAGAATATTATGATTTCCCGTACAAGCTATATCACAATTCTCATTTGTAAACCTGTAAATCGGTTGGTCTTCATACTTTACAAAAGCCATAGGCTTAGTATAGGTAATCTCTCTTGTCTCCTTATCATACTGAGCTACCTTAGTTACCCCGTCATACATATTGAACGGTACAAATCCCTTGTCTGTCAATATTTCAGTATCTCCACTGAAACATGATTTAGCCTGAGTACGCTTTCTCTTAAGCTCATCGTGGTCTAACCCTTCTAGGTTTCCAAACATAAGCTCTTGTGTTTTAGTATGTAAATCGCTTCCTGATTGGTAAGCATGTATCATATTCTTATCTCCCGAAAATTCTGCGGCTATGCGTAGCTCTAACTGCGAGTAATCAAATTCCTGTGTTACATACCCCGGTCTAGCGTATATAATCCCCCGTACATTACTATTTTGTGGTACTTGCTGGAGATTAGGGTTTGAGCAGGTTGTCCTTCCTGTCCTAGCTGTGATATTAAAGCTAGGGTGAATTTGCCCATCTACCGCTATCTCGTCCCATGACTTGATAAAGGTATCCAGCTTCGTTAGTCTCTTATATTCTCTCAGGTTCTTAGCAACTTCACTCACAGAGGATAGCTCCACAAGGGTTTCATCATCTGTGCTTGGATTTCCTGAGCTACTCTTCTTCACAGGCTTTAGTCCTAATGACTTCCCAACTTCTTTCCCGTCTACAATCACAGGAGCACCCTTCTTACCAAATAAGACCTTAGCCACCTGCTGTGTAGAGTTCCAGTTGATTTCAGCCACCTCATTGAGTTCCTCAAGAAGCTCTGTGTACTCAGCCCTTAGCTGTTCACTTACCTTGCTTCTGTTAGGGTCAAGATAAATTCCCTGCTTCTCAATGATTGAGTAAGCCTTGTAGGCTCTCATTTCATGCTTGTACACCTTAACCATCTTGTACTTTGTGATGATTTTCTTGAATATAGGCACTAGCTTAAGTGTATATCGTGTGTCCTTCTTTCCATAGACAACTAGCTTCTTGTTATTAGCCTCTACAAGCTCCTGTGTCACGTCTTTCAATGTCTCTAGTACAATTACACTATCAAGGCTTTCAAACGCCTTACAGAGCCTATCAGTAGCTTCTACGGTCATTCCTGAGATAAGTATATCACCTTCAAGTTCATCATAGACCTGCTGAGCTAACTTATTCATGGCTGTTCGGTCTTTGTGTACCCATTTTCTGGTCACATCAAATGTTCCGTCCTCATTGTCAATCAGGTCACAGGCATTCTTCTGTGCCTTGGTTTTTAGTCCTGACAGGAAGGCATTAGCATTTTCCTCAGTAGTCTGTTCCATGACAAGCTCTACTCCTGTGAAATACTTTGTGATAAATCCTTTGAGTGTAGTCAGGCTGTCTCGCTTACCTGAGACTTTAATTTCCTTGCTCACATCATAATCATCACCAAAGTATTTTACCACAAGAGGCTTCAAGCCAAGCTCTACTTCACCAGATACATGAGCCAGCACCTGTGTATCCATGTAAAGCTCCACGAATACTCCTGTGTGAACATATAGGAACAGAATATCAAACTTGCCATTGTGAGTGACCATATTCAGCTTAGCTATGGCTTTCAGGAAGGCTTTCCATTCCTCTTTTGTGTACTGTTCCCACCAGATGAAATGGTCATATTCCTTCCCGTTAAAGTCATAGCTGATTTGCACAGAGACTATCTTGTCCCTGTATCTATCCAGCCCTGTGGTTTCAATATCTAAGGAAAAGAGCTCTACTGTTGATAGCCGTTTAGCCAGTACCCTTAAGTCTCTTTTCTTCATATTACCGTCCTGTCATTGTATAGTAAGCTCCTGTGCCCATCATAGCTCCTGCAAAGTAAAATACTACTGCTGAAAAGAAGCTGATAATACCAATCACAGGACCTACATTAACCAGCTCAGGAGCAAGCAGGCTTCCCATAGCGATATACATTGCAAAACTAGCAGGTACACAGAACAGTAAAGTGATTACTGTTCCTAGCACCCAAGCCATAAATTTCTTCATTATCTCATTCCTCGTCTTTCTTCTGCCTCGTTGGCAAGTCTTATACACTCAGCCACATGGTTGTGCATGTGTATTAAACTCTTCTTCACAGTAGACATTCTCAGCAATACCTCTTGGTAGTAGCTTCCTACAGCCTCAGAGCCTCTAAAGTACATTTCATCTAGGTAGGATAGCTTTAAGAAATATCCGTTACCAGCGTCATATACACTCTTTATGAGCCTTCTAGGTACATAGGCTACTGTGGCTCGTTCCATGTTAGGTAGGCTGAGCTCTACATAGTCTTTCTTAGCAAAGAACTTTATACATGACTTCTGAATATACAGATATTTCCATTCTTTAGCCATTTATTACCCTTTCTTGCTGAAATAAGCCTTGATACATGCTAGAACAAAGATGATACCAAAAGCAATATTAACTAAAATACCCTCTTCTTTTGAGCCTGTCTTAGGCAATACCTTCTTGTCCTGTGATTTAACCTCAGCACTTGCAGAAGGCAATTCCTCTTGTGTAGACGGTGTCTTAGGCTCTTCCTTTGGTACATCAGGCACATCAAGCTCTGGTAACTCATGCACAGGAGCTGGAGGGAGCACTGGTACATCATCAATATTGATTTCAGGAAGGTCTAGCATAGGGGGGTCATTAGGCACTACTCCACCGTTCCATTCTGGTTTATCTACTACTGGAGGGTCATTCGGAATAACTCCGCCTTGCCATTCAGGAAGCTCAAAGATTGGTGCTGGTGGTGTTTGTTCAATATCATTGATATTCAGCTCTGGTTTATCCAACACAGGTGGGTCATTTGGGACTACACCGCCTTGAAATTCTGGAATGGCATACACAGGAGCAGGTGGTACATCATAAGTGAATGGGCGTACCTTGCCTTTAGCTGAGCCTGCAGCGTTAGCCACTGTGATTTCACGTTCAAAGCTATACTCTTGACCCATTGCTGTAAAGCTCAGCACGTTCACTGGATTTTGAAGTTTGTTCTTTAGCCGTGTTTTGTATTCCACACTGATGATGTTCTGAACATCAGGCAAGCTAAACTTAAACCCATTCTTATAAAACTGAACATTAACCTCTGATAGAGGAATTTCTCTAATCCCTACCCAAGGCTCTGCTGAACTTAACTCAAAGATACGCATAGAGCCCTCAACGTACTCATTGTTATCGTCCCAAGTGTCTGATACATTTACATCTGTGAGGTGGTGTTTGACAAAGTTCACTCGTCCTCCCCATTGCACAGTAGAAGGGTCATCTTTATCTTGCCAGCCCCATTTAGCTACAATTTCCTGCGAATTTGCAGGTGTCTGAGGCTTAACCTCTGCCTGAGAGACAATAGTGCCATTGAAGCTGAGGTCATATTTTTGCCCTTCTGTGACTACCTCTTTCTTCCACATGGTCTTAAGCGTCATATCAAAGCTCTTGTTAAGAGGGTGTTCTGCAAAGTAGCTGTTAAAGGTTGTAGTAACCGCTTGTGTTTCATTTGAAGCCACAGCACGTCCTACCACTTCCCCTTCTGGACTAGTCACATCAAATTCCTGTGTAGTAGTCCATTGCAACTGTTCTGGTAGAGTGTAAGTGAGTGTATCACCCTCGTTAATCTCTACCTCATCAGGAATTTCTGTTTTATATGTCAAGTCTTTATTGACATAAGTTTCAGAAGCTTCTGAGCTGTATGTGATTTCAGGCTCTGTGACCTTAATCTGAGTACCTTCTTTAGCAACCTCACTTGCCAATACATTAGGGGCAATTAAAAGCCCTGCTAAAATAATCATTCCTGCTGTAAATTTCATTTTATTCATTATTATCTCCATATCCTATCATATTTTTGTTTTCATAAATATTCCCGACTACTTCAAAATGTCTCTGCACATCATTATACCTAAAAGGTTCATACCAAATAGTACCATCATAAGAATTATCTATATAAAATCCTATAGACTCAGATACAGCCCCAAAATCTTCTTCATAATCCCATTTGCCATATTTCACAGTGCTGTTAAATACTCCTGTTTTTGTAATCAGGTCACCTTCAAAGATTTCTTTTCCATTCTTGTCCTTGATCCCTGTTGACTGCATAAGTACATAGTAATTTATATCATCTTTTGCCACAGCACCATTTTCATAGGTAACTTTAAGTGTTTGCTCATCTAAAAACAGTGTATTCACTTGCACCATCTTTTCAGACTCTATATCCAATGCTCGATATTTTGGTATCATATTCATAACTCCTTTACTTCTACACCATCACAAGAGAATACCCAGCCAAAACCTGCTTTTTCTAGTTCATCTTTTGTGTGACTAAAGCTAAGGGAACTTCCTGACGCATTATCACCAAAATACCAATACTTATATGAATTATGGTACTTTAGAAATTTATAATTACATTTTACTCCTTTAATAGTGACCATGTACCTAATCGGTTGTTCAACTTCATACCCATTTAACCAAGCTCTAGCAAACTCATCTTGATTTCGTTTAACCCATGACATAGTCTTTGGTATGTTACCTTTATAGTCATTTGCTAAATCCTCTCCAAATCTTCCTACAGGCTCTAGTGCCCCTAAAAGAAGAAAATCATTAGCCTTACAGTAGTCAATCCAATCTGCCACATGTTGTGGTACTAGTTGTTTTTCAGTCATAAGCTTTCGCCCTCCATGTTATCGTCAATTCATATCCCCCACAATGTTCACACTCATAGGGAACATGGTCTAAAATAGTTTCATATTCTTTTTCACAATCCTTACAATAATAATCATATACTATCATTTATCAGGACCTTTCTTGATTAGCTGACCAAAATCAGCTTCCTCGTCACTCAGGTACTGTAGTTTAGCACCTCTAGGGTCATCTACCTGTAGGATATAAACATCACCAGACCTAAAGTTACGGAAATAAGTGGTAAGTTTCGACGTTGTAGCTCCTTTACGTTGCAAGGTAATCATACTTTCATACCAGCCCTCAATAAATGTAGAGCCATATAAGTCGCTTGTTCCAACTTTACCTCCACGCTCAATCTTGCGTGTGTGGTGTACTATAATCACAGAGCAACCAGTCTCATCACGGAACTCTGATACTGCCCGTAGCCTATCAGCCACATCTTGGTGTTTGTTAATGTCACCAGAGCCAAAAAGTAGGTACATAGGGTCTAGTATTAGTAGCTTAATGTCATTCTTCTTAACAAAGGACTTTAGATGATGTATCCGGTCTAAGAACACAGGAGCTTCTGTATAATAGATTGGTAAGTCCTCTGTTCCTGCCATGGTTTTTAGCTTAGCCTTTTCCATACTAGGGTTATTTTCCCCTTGCACAATGAGAACTCCACCCTGCTTAACTTTGTGACCGTCAAAGTCTCTTCCTGTAGCCACTGACACAGCCATATTAAGTGTTAGGGTCGATTTAAAGCTCTTAGAAGGTGCTCCAATGATACCTACTGAGTGATTAGCCCACAGACCCTCAATCAGCCAGAAATCCTTACCGTCCCATTCCTCAATGTCTTTGAGAGCTAGGATTTTTACCTTCTCATTATTAGCCTTTGTGACCCCTCCTGTGTGTACTTTACCAAAAGAAGACATTCTGTCACTAGGTCGCTTATCCGGCTCTAGCTTAGCAAACACCCTGTGAATTTCCTTCTGTAGGGCTTTCTCAGTCTTGTATTTACTCATGGCAATGTCTGAGTTTAGGAGTACAAAGTAAACCTCTTCCTTACGTGCCCCAGCGTTTATCATTTTCTGCTCAATCAGGAAGCAATACTCACTACGGTCAGTCCCAACCACCTTATTATCAAACACAGAGGTAAGGTCATAGCGTTCAAGTAACTCATTCAGGTCAAATCGTCTTTTCTTAATCTCACCAGTTTCAGCCACAGCTGTCTTAGCCTGCTTAAAGAATTTCTTGAGGCGCTTAATGAACTCTGACTTGCGGAACACTGTTCCCTCACCCTGTAATCCTGTGATATTGAAATCACTCTTATACTTGTGATTGACTGTCTGAGGTACACGGTAGTAGTGCACAATGTCTGAGCTTGTCTTGTCAAATCCATACTTTTGTACCAGTGTTCTAGCCACCTTCTCATGCTCATCAGGGGTTAGCGGATTGTCCAAAATCCATACACCTTGATACTTTTTGGGGCTAGTCTCCCAGATGTAGCTAGGCTTGAAATACTTTTCAGGTACTCTTGCCCCATCAATATCCATGAACACAAGGTAAGTCTCCTGTGCGTTCTCCTTAAGGCGCTTCTTGCCTTTGATAGGTGTAGGACAGATATAGAGCTCAGCCTTCTTCCTCTGTGAGCCTAGGTACTTTTTCAGATCTTTCAGACTGATTGAGGTTTCTACAAAGTCCCTTGCAAATCGCTTCTTGGGGTCTTTTTCGTTTGTGAACTTGTAATTAAGCCCCACTTTCACCTCATCATCAGGTCCAAAGTTCTTGGCTAGCACCTCCTCAATAAAAATGTTAATCGTCACAATTTTCCTCTCCTATCCAATGTATCCCAAGTGCCTGAGCGTCCTCGTCAGCCTCAATATCATAAGGGTTGTAGGACATATCAATCTCAGGTAAGCCATGTTTCCTACGGAAGGCATTTCCATGACCTCCGGGATATTTCAATTCTTCTTCTAGCATTTCTCGGTCAAGTTCTTCTGTTTTCTTAACCCACAGGTCACTTTCACCTCGTTCTGCATAGCTGTACCAGTCCTCATAATCGTCTTGGTCTTCTACAAGGTCAGGAATTTCTACCAGAGACATGTGTAGGTTGCCTTCTGTGCCCTCTACAGGGATTTCAGCATATCTCTTGCCCTGATACTTGACAATCTCAAACCAGCCGATATATGAGGTCACAGGCTCTTCTGAGCTATCATCCTCTGTGCTAAATGTTTCATGTGAAACATTCTGTCCTAGGACAGGCTCGTTATAAGGCTCAGCAGGTACTCCAGCAAAAACCAGCTTCTCCTGTGTGCTCCTTAATGGGATTGTAACCATGTTTACACAAGGGCGCATAATATCTACCAGAGCCATGAAAACGTCGTTACAAGAGCGTTTTAGAGAGCGTAGCCATGATTTAACAAGCTGTAGCTTAGTGCTATCCATGGTCTTGTTAGTGGGGTGTAGAGTCTCCTTATATTCACAGTACCAGCTGTCTGATTTCTCAAACGTGATAGCCTCCTTAATCAGGCTGTTCTCAGGCATGATACTGTAGATAAGCTCTGCTGTTTGCTGTGCTGTAGGGGCTTCCTGCTGTAAGAATAGTCCATTCACAGTGATTGATACTCCTTGCCCTACTACACGTTTCCGTGTGAGGATACCAAGCTCTTCTAGTAGGCTTAGTGTATTTGTCAGAGTAGACCGGCTCATATTAAACACAGAGGCGATATTCTCTAACTTATCTGGTGCAAAGCTGTAGTCCTCTCCAAGCTTTCCTTCTTTTCGAGCTTGTGAGTTGAAAGCTGATAGGAACACAAGAGCGTTATAAGGCAATCTGAGCTTACCAGCCCACCAAGTCTGCATTGCTAGGTAGTTTGTACTCTCTTCCTCAATATCCCAATAGAGCTTATCAGGCATGACTTTTCGTGCCCAATACTCTGCCCCATCTCGTCTTCCCCAGCCCCAGCGTAGGAGCTCTTTGTCATAAAGGCTCTTGATACCAGCTGTGAAAGTTCGTGAGTTCATTTTGAGAATGTCATACACATATTCCTGTGTAAAGTAGTTCTCCATCTGACCTCTTGAAATTTGACTATAATAAAGACCAAACAAGACAAGCTCTGCTTTGTTCTCAATTTGGTCTAGTGCATTTGCAGGTATTTTAATGTATTCCATACTATCTCCTTTCTCCTGCCGATAATTTCATTATACACCTTAATTTTTTAAAGTCAATACCTTTTTGCAAATTATTTGAATTTATTTTTAGTAAACTGAGAGTCTACATATTCATTTCTAGCCACCCATGATGAATACCCACCATCTTCCCTACTCCAAAGGCTGTCTATACTTACATCAGAAGGAGTAGTCATAATCTTGACTCTGTATGGATATTCTGTATTAGAGTCAATATCCTCAACTATAACAGTACCCCATGTATATTCCGTTAGTCCTAACTCAGTATGTGGCTTAAGCCTTATCTTATCACCTACCTTAAATCTTCTAGTCATAACTTACTCCTATCTAAATTTATTCTTTGAGATAACAGTGGTTGTCAGGTAGTGATAAGGAATACTCCAAGTCGCCTTTAGTCCTTTATACAAGGGCTTATACTCATGTAAACTATGATTTGTCCTTACCCCGCCACAAAAGAAGCCTATAAGAGCTTTACCTTCCCAAGTAAACAGCACCTCACCTACTTTATCCTTAGTTGTATTGCCATCAAAATTACAAGTAACTCTTACTTGTTGACCTATTTTTAGTTTTTGTGTCATGCTAACTCCTATCTAAATCTATTATTTGTGAAGGGGTTAGCAAGCTCTAATCCTCTAGAGTCAAACCACCAAGTAGCTTTTAATCCCGGATATTTATATAACCAATCCTCCAGCTCATAGTTTGTCATTACACCCTCACAGAAGAAGCCTACTACATGTCCTCTGTCCCTATTGGCTATTATAGTGCCTACCTTGCCTTTAGCTGTAGTGTTGAAATTATCTAACACAACCACTCTATCTCTGATTTTAAATCTTTTCATGTCATACCTCACTTAAACTTGCTGTTTGTCATAGAAGGTATAAGCTCAAGTATACGTAAGCTGACATACCAGCATTTATAATCCGGAAAACATTCATGTTTCCACCCAAAACGACTGTCCTTATGAAATCCTATTATGGCAGTGTTATCAGCCTCAGCATACAGTATCTTCACAGTCTTACCTACTATTTCATGAATACTTGTGTTCAATATCCTCGCTTTTCTACCTACTATATTTTCCATTGTGTACCTCATCTGAATTTACTCTTTGAGAATACTTGCACAGGCTCTAGGAATTCCTCCGATATGTACCATAAATTATAACTTGTGCTCATGTCCTCATCATACCAGCCGAAAGGACTATCTAAGGGGAAGCCAATTAAATACCTATCACAAAGTGCCCCTGAGGATTTCTCTACTAGTACAGCTGTCTGACCTACCATATCCTCTTTATAATAATACTTTTTTATCCTTACATATGTTTCGCTCATTTAAACTTGCTCCTTGTAATTGTACTTATGCTCTCTAAATAGTCTGGTGAAATTCACCAGCAACGATACTCGGTACTATAAACACTGTCATACCAGCCAATAGAACCTTCTAATGGAAATCCTAACAAGACAGTCTCCCCGTCCTTCCTCGAGATAGTAGCTTCCACACCTGCAAATTCCCTTTCAGGGTAGCTATCTTTTACCCTTACCATTCTTTTACTCATTCTTTATACCAAAGTACAGATAATACCAGCTAAAGAATAACACATAGCTCTCTTTCTTTATAGTGTATTATCTGTACTATCCTTTCTTATTTTACTAAAGTACAATTAATGCATACTAAAGAATATAACACAGGGATTATTCTTTATAGTGTATTATCTGTACTTTGCTATGCTGGTTTATATTCCATTCCCAGCTCGGTCACAAGTTGTTTCAGGCTATCAAGCACTGTGCCCTCTTTATATAACATATAGGATTTATTGCTCACAGCTACCCATGATTTAAACCCTTTGCAATTTTCGATACTGTCCATTGCCTCGTCTGTGTCTCCGGAATAAACACACATCAGGTCTTCTTTTACAAATTCACGATAGGTTTCATCGCTATAGTTTGCATAGTCTGAGCTTACCCAGCCATCTGCTGTAGCTCCATAGGAAGACCACACAGGGGCTTTCTCTGTGTATTTCCAATCCGCTGTGTCCTGACCTTCTAGCCATGTGAGGAATGAAAGTAGACCTTCTGTGTTCTTTTTGTAGGCTTCTAAGTTAATAAACTCATTCCTTGTGTGCTCATTCTCATAAGCCGCTGACAAGTTCACAATAGGTTTGTCATACTCAGGACCGAGCACAGCGACATCTGTATATGAGCCCTCAGCTAAGGTATAATATTTTTCTAGCTCTGTGAGGATTTCAGGGATTGAGTTTTCATCATATTCATAGAATACCATCTCATTCCAGAAGCCCTCATGAACTCCCCGGTCAATTTGAATGAGCATTGAGCTATCAGATAGGGCTTGCAAATCATCTTCTGTGACAATCTTATTAGAGCCTACACAGCCAATCTCTTCATCAGTTGTAAAGAGCACATGAGGACGCTTACCAGCCTCAATCACATCAAGGATAGTTTTCACTCCGCACCGGTCATCAGCCCCAAGGCAAGCCAGCTTCGGATTAGCTTCTGGACTGAGTGTAATATACCGGTCAGAAATCATCAGGTCATCAACTTTTGGCGTTGCTTTTTGTCCTGTTTCCCATTGTTTTGTTGCGTAGTTATAAGACCCTGCCCCTCTGTGCGTGTTTATGGTGTCTAAATGAGCCACTAGGCACGGTCGAATGTCTTTCGAGGGTGATACCCCTAGGATATAATAATCGGTCGCTATGACGCTGTAAGAGCGCTCTGAGAGGTACTCAGGTAAGCTCTTGATTAAAGCGTCTTGTGTCATAGTCAATAATTTTTCAAAAGTGTTTGTGATTTTAGTCATTAAATTTCTCCTTTAGTTCTTTAATCCGTGCTTCAAATTTATCTGCCGTGTCATCATAATTAGTGATAATGCTACTGTCAAGGTCATGAATTACATCAGCCCATTTGCTATAGCTGTCTTCCTCTAAAATTGAGGCTGTTCCAAGTGTCTTGTAGTCGTTAGCTCCTGACATATTAGACCAATAATTCATTTCCTTATTGTAGGCGTCCTCAAACTCTAAGCCGGACTCGATTGTCTGACCTGCAATTTTCTTGAAATGTTTCAGCTTACGTTTGAAAACTGTCGCAAGCAATAGGCTTGTAAAGTCATAGGCTGTATATCCAATTCTGTTTGTATGGTTTCTACCTTCTGAGTACATACCAGCATGAGCAAGCTCACCATATTTAGCCTTAAAGTATGCACGGGCTAGAGGGTTAGCCTCTTCTGTGTCTAAATCGTAGCGATACAGTTTCAAGTATTTATAACCCATAGCTTTTAAGATTAGGCTTGTTCCGTTACCAGCACAGCTCCCAGAGGTATTGCAAGAGTCTTGGAAAGCCCAATTATCAACATTATCAGGGATTGTAAAGTCTCCCATATCAAGCAAAATGACCGCATTAGGTCTTGACACATCAGCAACACAGCCTAGCCACTGTTTGAACTCATTGAAAGCTATCAGCTCCTCATTTGTTGCGGTAACTCCTGCTTTTTTGAGTTGTTTTGAGAGTTTAGGTGCTTGTGTTCCGTGTTCGATTACAATATTATCATTGTTATAATATTTTCTTAACACGTTCTGCATGTTAACCTCTAGGATTGTATTTCCATAGTTAGGGGCTTTTAGTTCATGTGTGCGGTAGTAGTCACAGAGCATGCCTACATCTTCCCATTCCTCAAAGTGTTCAGGTTTTTTATATCCCAGCTTGTGTGCATATTTCAGGGTTTCCCCAACCATTCTCTTTGGTACTTTGTATTCTAGCTCATGTCTGATACTAGTAATATTGTCATACTTACGATAGATTAGGGCTTCTTTCAAGTTCTCAGCCCGTTTTTTCATCTTGTCTTCTAGCTTTTGGAACTCTTTCTTTAGCACAATCCGTGCAAATATTTTCTTTTCAAAGGCTCTATACTCTTCCTTGATACCTTCCCATTTTTTAGTATCATTGTTTACATCTGTGAAATAGTGCCCGTTTCTATCATACTGATAGAGGAATAAAGCCCGATAGTCCATCCCCCTAATGTTTCCAATGTCTGAGCCCAATTCGTTAAGTGGGAAATGCTCCATAAGCCAGTATACAGACTCTTTTGTGCCCTTTTTAAGCTCTTCTGTGTACTCATCAGTGAGCATTTTATCAATCCGGGCTTCTAGTGCCTGATAGGGTTCTCCCTTCTCAAAAGAAGCGTTAATAGCTTTCAGGAGCTCATCTTGCTTGTCTTCTGGTGTTTCATCTAGGAGTAACAAAAAAGCCTTCTTTACTAGAGGCTCATTTTCTAACATATTTAAAATAGTATCTTTCATTATTTAAATCCTTCCATATTTTAGCGCTTGTATAGTGATAGTGCGGTACAGCCTTTCACCCCATATTGTCCAATCTGTTTACCACAGGGTACAAACATTCTACCTTGATAGCCCAATCTGTGGAGCTCTTTTGCGGTCACAAGAGAAACAATTATATCCAACTTTTCTAGTCTTCTGAGCTCTGATAGAGGGGTTTCTAGTCCATATCCGATAGTATTGACCGGTACACCGTGGATTTTTCCTAAATCCTTGTAATAGGTCTTAAGGCGCAAAGGGGCAAACCTTCCGCTTACTCCTATTCGCTTTGCAATTTTTCCGTCAGTGTGTAAGATAGTCACAGGGTGACCCGTTAAGTTTTCAAATCTCTCGTAGATATTTTTTGTCATGCTCTTCTAGTTCCTCCGCTTCTTTTTCTGTGATTTTTGAGCTATAGCCAGCTGTTTCCCCAATAGATGTCGGTAATAGTACCAATCCTTTATTAGGTACACGATACAGCTTTTCATCTTCTATGACTACCTCATAGTATTTTGGTTTGATTTCCTCTTCTCCTGAGATAGTATAGCCTTCTACTAGAAGGGTAGCTAGTGCCATGAATTTTGAAACCCCCAGAGCCTCTGAGATAGCGTTTAGCTCTCTGTCGATAGATTTATCCTGACCCTTGCCAAACTCGCTGAAAAGCTCTGCTAGACGCCCTCTAAAGCGCCCCTGTTCCTTGACCTCTCCCAGCCATGCTGAGAGCTCCTTACTAATTGTTTGTACCATATTTTTATACTCCTTTCATTATGGTATTATATATAAGTATCATGATGATGAAAACTACTATACTATTTTGAGCTACCATGATAGCCCTTAAGTCCTCATCAGTTCTAACAAAAAGCCTCCAAAATAGGAGACTTAGAAAGCTATACACTATGTACACAGCGTATAGAAAAGGCACTAGGAAGATTAGCAAGATAGCTATACAACCTAGCACCATAGATAATAATGCGCCTATAATCTCACCCCTTAGTATTCTACAATGTCATAGAAATTCTCCATACAGTAACGGTCACAGAAATGATAACAGCCTTCTGTTTCGATGTAGTTTCGGCTACAGTGCACAGCTTGACCACAGTGTGAACATTCATCGAGCTTATTGTCATCTTCTCGCACCCAGCTATCAATATTTTCAGCATATACAGCGTCATCATGGTTGATATACTCCCTATATTCATCAGAATAGATAACCTCGTCTTCATCTACCCAGCCTTCATTTTCAAGATAAATCAATCCTTTTTCCCCCAAATTCAGTTCGTTTAAATCTTTGAACTCTACAGCTCCAAAGTCAAATTCAGGGCTATAGTATTTGCGCACACTACCGGAAGCAAAGTTAGACCAGAAGCCATCAGTGTTTACAAGGTTTCCCACCTCTTCTGTGGTATATTCGATTGTTTCCCATTTAACCCCATAGTGCACAAGCAAGAGGGCTAGGGGTGCGCTGTATTCTCCGTGGTTACCTACCCGATACCAATCGGCAACACAGAAGCCTGTGGGCTGGCTGAAATAGTAAAACCTTCCGGTAGGTTCACCGTCAGCGTTATAGATATAGCAATATCTTGCGCCTTCATAGGTTGCTAGGGCTGTACTTGTGATATTTCCGCACCCGTCAGTATTATTGCATGAGCCATCAAAAGCCCATTCATTTTGTTCGTCATAGGTCGGTAACTCAGCCGAAAACTTAACTCCAAACTCATAGTCATAGGGGTTACCTTCATAAGTATTGAGATAGTCAGCGTCTGTATATAGCCCGATAAGTTCGGTTACAGCTTCACCCCAAAACTTAATTTCAAGGTCTGATACCTCTATTTTTAGCTTCTTAAGTTGCTTGCTAAGTTTAGGCTTATTTTCGCCTAATTCGATTGAGTCTGTGTTAAAGTATGCGTTCAAAAGTCCGTTGATTGTGACAGTTTCCATGATATTTACCTCTTTTAATGTGAATTATTGAGAGAATACCTCTCATTGATTTTAAATTATTGAAATGTTATTGCGGTATCATTTGCCCCTTCTGTGAGGCTGTATAGGTTTTGTAGTCTGTAGGTACATTGAGGAGTTCCCCGTTGTCCCCTACTACCTGCAAGAAATAAGTGCCTTGTTGGCTAAATTTAGCCCTTATCTGCCCTGTGTGAGGCTGAGACTGAGAATAGCCCCAGAGACACAGGAGAAGGGCTATAGTGAGCCCTGAGAGTAGTTTTGTCATTTGTCCACCTCTTCTAGTAGAGGCATGAACTCGATATAGTTACGGTCAAGATAGGCACAGGAGGGATAGTCTGCGCCTGCTTCTCCTGTGATGAGTTCTGCGTTCATAAAGTCACTAATGAGCATGTATAGTTCAGCGTTAGTGTCTTTGTAAAGGTCAATGAACATAGTCAGAACCTTTTCATCTAGGAAGGTTAGGGAAATGTCTCCCTTGTCAAAGCTGATTTGAACAGTCAGGGCTGTTCTTGTGATTTTAATTGATTTTGTCATAGTGCATGACTCCTTTTAAATTATAGTGCCCTTGTGTTCGGGCTATGACTTAGGAAGCTTTCACACCTCCTGAGCCTTAGTTTAATTAGCATATTTATTTTAATAGTAGCGCCTGCGTACTCGTTCTGACTGTTAGTCCTTAACCCTACAGACACAGCGGTTTTATTGATATATAATATTATTTCGTTCGTGAGCTAGTGCCAGCTTATGGGCTCTATTATTTAACGTCTGAGCAAGAGGCTTGATGTCTGTAAGTAGTGACTATCCCACTGTTTGATAGTGATAGCACAGAAGGCTATATATTCAAACTGATAGTGTATCTTGCATAGTCAGTGAGTAACCTTGCGGTTACAGGAACTCCCCTTGCTTTATAGTGGTGAGCTCTAGCTTATGGCACTAGCTAATAAGTTGTTGAGTGGCTTAGCTTTCACTAGTAGCGCCTTTGCACTGGCTAAGTAGTCGCTGAGCAAGCTATCTTACTCTCTTACATAGTTACCTCTCCGGTCACGTGCTAGCTAATCCGCTAAGTCTTTGCAAGTCTTTCAGTAGGGCGCTTGTTCTCCCTTGTCTTTATTCATAGGCTTACGCCTAGGATTTCAAAGGACAGGATAGTAGCAGGATAGCCTGCGGTAGTGAGGACTCATTAGCCCCTTTCCTTATCTCGGTAAAACCATTATACCATCTTCTAACCTTGTAGTCAACAACTTTTATGCATTTTACCCTATATTTAATAACTATTAGTTGTTATAGTTTTTAGCTATAGGGTTGGCAAGTGAGAGGGTGAAAAATGTATGGCTAAAAGCCGACTGACCGGTCGGTATCATACAGGGTGTTCGATTTCTTACTCCCTGTCTGTTTCCGTACACCATGTTCGATAACTCCTTCCCTCCTAACATTTTTCCATGTCGCCTCATATAAATTACTACTATAGCACCTTGCCCTTTACTTTTTAGTATAAAGAAGTGGTATATTTTTCCTTGGTTAAAAAGGTATAAAGAAAAAGGTCGATTAAAAAAGGGAGACAGGGAGATGAGAGCCTGATATGCTCATTGACCATTCAAGTTATTTTCATACTTAATTAAAAATGTAATAATATCATTGCAATATCTGATTTGCCTATCTACCCTTCAAAAATTTTTAGTAGTAAAATAAATATGTAATATTAACCTCTACTCACCGATTGCCATGGTCAACTCCCCTATTCGTCTCACCATTCTCTCATACCCAATTAAAAAACAAACCGTTTGGTCGGTTTTTCAAATTCCCCAATTCACCATTCATCATAATTCATAAATTCATGAATACTATGCATAATAAATAATATGATTTAATTCGTATTATCTCACCAATGCCTTGCTACATAAGGATTTATTAAGTTCGTATTAAATCGTATTTATTATCTGTGTATTCTACTTTATGAATGGATATACGAGCTATGCGAGTATATCTATGAATATTAGTAGAATATTATTCTCTGCGAGTGATAACGAGCTGAGAGAATAATCCTATCTCTGTACTCATATCTCTGTATGGTACTATTCTAATCACTATTCTATTGAGCTAATATAAGCCTCTCTATAGCTCTATTTTATCTCACTAGTACAATACCCCTAAGAAGACACTAAAATCGAATACAAGGCTTTCTATGAGCTCTCAGAAGCCACTAATACACTACTCTAATACCCTAATAAGACACAGGGAGTATATAAGTATAAGAATGACCTTTTCCTTATTACTATGCATATTGCCCTTTCCCTTGAGGCTCTAGGCTTTGGAGCTATCCTGTGTTATGTATTATCCATAATTCTGGGTATATATTTATCTCCATGCATATCACACAGAAGGCTCTATAAGTCACAGGAAATGCCTCTTCCTCTCTGATAATGACACAGGGCTGTATATTACTTAGTGAAATAATACTACGAGCTCTGCGAGGAGTATTATGAGCTTAGTAATATAACAAAGACAACGAGCCCTGCGAGGAAGTCTGCGTTAGTCTTCCAAAGATAACCTTCCACTGAGTCGCTAGACGAAGTTGAAGGGTTATCCTGTGCCCTTATTATGGTACTAAAATAGCCTCTCAAATTTCAAAATGAATATAGTATAATTTATTTATAGATATTTTAGTATAATATTAAATTTGTGCATTCTCTATGATTACCCTGTGGATAACTCTTATAAAGCCCGGTACTAAGCCATTTCACAATTTCACAATGTTACCAAAAAGTAACATAACTCAATTTTGTAATTTATTTGTAACAAAAACTGTGGATAACTAGCCATTTCTGTGGATAACTTGAAGGATATTATAGCATAATAAATTGGTTTAAGAAAAGTTATGTAACATTTTTAAGAAAAACTGATACTATTCTACTGTCCTCTACATATACTTTATACCTAGTTACATAGATTTATTACTCATTTATCTATCTAACTATAATATTTACCTCTTTATCTTACTAAATTCACTAGTTTTATGCATAATTTTGGATATTTCGTGCATAAAGTGGGGGTAAAATGCATAAAATAAAAAGTGTAGTGTCTGAGTTGACAAAATGCCCAAAAATCGTTATACTTGCAGTATCAGTGCGGCGGTGTTGTATCATGTGGGAGGTATATAAATTATACTAATGAATATGATACTAATAATATGCATAATTAATATTCATTTATATAATATATAATTCTTAGTGAATAAACATAGCCCCGCTATGTTTATGAGCTTAGAATTATATTATCTACCCTGAGTGTAACGAAGGAGTAGATAATAGGTGATAGAGTATTGAATAATAAAAATAGGACCTGTAGTAGGTCCTTTTATGTATATTCAATTTTAAGGTATCTCACTGTGTCATCAAAGTCCTCAATGAACTCCTTAGATATTCTTTCCTTGGTAGCTATGTCTCTAAAGTTATCTCTAAAGGCTTCCATATTCCTAGAGCCTAGCACCTCAGCATGAGACACACCATAGTATTCCACAAGCCAGTTAGATAATTCATCTATCTCCTCTGTGCTACGTTTCCACCACCAGAACCACTGTGTATGAGAGAGTCCGAAGTGAGCCTGTGCCTTCTTAATGTTCCCGAATAACCTTTTCACAGCCTTTGATGTGTCAGCCTTTAGCATAGGATTGTAAATAAATTCACCATATTCACTGTGAAGCTCGAAGTATTCCTTCAAATAGCTCTCATAGCCCTTGAACCATTCAGTAGGACCTGAAATATTATACTTCTTATACCACAGATACAATAGTCCTCCCTTAATGAATGTCTTGCCTGTCTGATACATATACACAGAGGGCATGTCCATTTCCCAGAAGGGTACGTCAGGGAAGAATTTCTGAATATTTATATGGTCTCCATCAAGATACACTTCAGAACGCACATATTCGGCCATTCTGCTGTAGTAAACAGATAGTGTGGTACTTTCCCCTAGGACTTCAAATAACGCTGCTGTGGACTTGCTAGAGACCTTTAATGAGCCTGTGCCTGCCATTATATATTTGTGAACGTTGGCTGTGCTTCCAAATGTCCTAGCCAGCTTCTTATTCAAGCCCTTTAGCATTTCTCTCAGGGACTCATTCAGGTTCTCTATATAGGTCACAGTGATTTCCTTACCTAGGCGCTTTGTGTAGTAGTCTTGGAACTGCTGACGCCCTGACTCAATGAGCTCCTCTAAGTCATACTTCCCTGTGTCATATATGTTAAATAAGAACTCAGCAGTCACAGGGGATACTAGCCTATTCTTTCTTGAAACTTCTTGTGATTTAATATCTGAGAAAATATACTTCATTTTCCTTACCTCCATGTAATTATTGTAGCATATTTGGTTAGAAGTTTCAATAGAGAAACGGTTGAAAAAGTAAAGTACAGATAATACAAGGTAAAGAAAGGCACAGAGTATTTTATTCTTTATAGTGTAATATCTGTACTTTGGTAAAATATCCATAGTAAAGTACAATTAATACAGTATAAAGAATAACACAGAGCTATATTTCTTTAATATGCATTATCTGTACTTTGCTTGCAAAGTTCAGATAATAGCATATCAGGAAATTAGAACACAGGGAGAGTAATGATTAATACCCTCTGTGTCTTTTCTTAGAGCCAATCCTTCCTGTGACCTTTCCTATAGCTCTGTAGTAAAGTACAGATAATACAGTATAAAGAAGAGCTCTAAGAGCTATGTGTATTTCTTTAACTTGTATTATCTGTACTTTGCTAAAAACGTTGATTTTTACTTGCACTCCCCTGTGACTTGTGGTATTATAGATACATAGCTCAGGAGGAAGTATGTTACTCAGTTTAGACATTTCGACACGTTCAACAGGATACGCCATTCTTGACCACAACGGAAAAGTGGTTACCCATAATGTTATCTCCCCTCGCAACGATAGTTACCTAGAACGTGCACAGGAAATGGCTGAGCAAGTAAGGCTTCTTCTGCATAGCTACCCAATAAAACGGGTAATTATAGAAGAGCTTAAAGTTCTCAAAAACCAGAAGACCCTTGTGTGTTTGGCTATAACACAGGGAGTGATTATTAGAGAGCTTAATGATTTAGCTATCAACTTTGTTGGTCCTTCGGTCTGGCGCAAGTTATTTAAGCTATCTGGTCTCAAACGAGCCGAGGCTAAGAAACATGCAATAAGCTTGTGTCAGCGGAAGGGGCATGATGTAATCTGTGATGACGACGCAGAAGCGATACTGATTGGAGAATATTTTTATGAAAGTACAAGTAGTGACATCTACAAAAACTTACGAAGTACCAGAAGGGCTACTACCAAGAGTAGAGCAAAATAATTCTGAGAAAGTGCTTCGTGTGAATTTATCTGACACAGAAGAGCTTGTGTGTTACAGCTTGCAGATGTATGAGCTAAAAGATGGAGTACTCAGTTACTACTGTGTTCCATCAAATATTATTTACGAAGAAGGGAAACCTTTGGAGTATAAAATACAATCGTTATTAGGTATGGGGTAGGAAGACTTTTGCTATAAACCTTTTCATATTACCTTTCTATAACCTTTCTATTACTACCAGAACTACCCCAGCTGGTTTTGTGCATGTGGTGAAGTTGGCTTAACACAGAGCTCTGCAAAAGCTCCATTCGCAGGTTCAAATCCTGTCATGCACTTTGCCCTTTGTGGCAATGTATTTCATATATCTCCTGTATCGTTAGCCTGTGTGATTGTAAAAGGTCACATGGGCATAGGAGCAAATCACCTAATTATCAAACACACAGTGTTATACTATACATACGTTGCTCCGAAGAGTCCCATAGTGCTATCACTGTGGGATTTGTTTTAGAAGAAAGAGGGTATTATTATGGCTAAGAAATCAGAGAAAAGATTATATTCAGATGAAATGCGTGAGCTGAGCTTTGCCTCCTTTGAGGATTTAAAAGCTTATGCTATACGCTGGGGTCTTGAGGAATATGACGAAGAGATTGTTAAGGCTTTCGGTATTAAACGTTTTGCAGAAATTCCTCCAGCTACGCCAATGCGGATTAACGCTTTGAAGCAGATTTTTGAGAGTATTGAAAATGGCACAGCACGGATTGAGTGGGCTAATCGCATTGAAGGTAAACCTACACAGACCACTGTGAACCTGAACCGGGAAACTGAGAGTATTGAGGAGCTTGAGCGCTACACTAGTGCTCGTCTTGATAAATTATTTGAGGACTTGTAATGGCAAATTCACAGGACAAGATATTCATCAGGAACTATGATGATTTTAAAGCAAGGCTTAGCGAGTATGTCAATCGTGTGATTAACGAAGTTCCTAGCGACAACTTTGAAGAGGCTTTAATTGGCTATCTTGTGGACCTTTACACTGACTCGTTTTATGAGGAGCTTGAATATATCCTTAATGAACTTGGACTAGAGCTTGATGAGGTTGAGTATCGTAATGCACAGAATAGTATCAATCAATCAGGCTTTGCTAGAAGCAATTACACACGTCTAAAAGAGATTTTTGCCAGTAGGAAAGCTGATATTCTAAGTATTAGAGACGAAGTGGTTGCTGAAAAGGGCATACTAGACCAAGAAGAGATTGATAGAAGGATAGTACCAATTATTGAGCTTATCTCTGTGTCAGAGGTTCATATGGCTATCGAAAAAGCCTCAGTAGAGACTGCCAAGGTGCTTCACCATATCACAGGAGAAGTAATCTACAAGCGGTGGAACTCTGTGAATGATGAACGTACTTGTCCAATTTGTAGGCTTCTTGATGGGACTAGAGTTCCTGTGGGGATTTCCTTCATTGAGGGACTTGACCCAGAAGATGATGCCTATGACGTTGCTGTGAATTACTTAAGTTATACAGGAGGAGACTTTAGCTATGCCCACCCAAGATGTAGATGTTGGCTCACCTATGAAAAAGAGGAAGTTACTCTCTAATAGGGAAAAGCTAAGCATACTGCTGGACACTGTGACTCCTAAGGAGAAGCTAAAGAAGGCAGTAAAAGGGTATATACCAAAACACTTTAAGAGAAATAGTATCAGAGAGACTAAGGGCTTTGAGAAAGAGCTTGAATATTATAAGCTAGGCTTCCGTACAGCCCTATCAAGGTTCAATATTGAGCTTTGGTGGTCACAGGCTGTGCAATTTGGGGCTTTCCTGAGTGGAGATTATAAGACCGGCTACTGTGTGGCTACTCCTCGGTACGGGAAGTCTTTCCTGTGTGGGATTATGAGTAATAATTTTGCATTTTCAGGACAGAACTGCTACGCTGTGGGGTCTACCAATGAGTATTCAGGAATTATTATCCAACACGCCAGAGAAATCTTAGTAAATGCTCACCCCTCTGTGAAAGAAATGCTGAGTATGGACGAAAACGACGTATCGGCTGTTGATAGACGGCTAAAGCGTGGTCTGAGCTCATTCTCTAGTGAAGGATTTAGCTTCCGTAACGGAGGAAAGCTAGAAGGGCTCTCTGCTGGTAGTAACTTTACAGACCCCTCTAAAATCCATGTAATCGGACGTGGAGGAAATATGTTTGGAGACGAAGCCAGCGATATTTCACCTCTAGCTTTAGGGCACATGGCACGTCGGGAGTTTGAAAGTGACACAGGTGAGAAGCTCATCATGTATCTAATCTCAAACCCACGGTCACTGAACAGCTTCTTTGACTTTATGACCAAGGAAGAGCTGGCAGATGATGAATTTGTCATGTGGCTAGACGTGGTAACAGCCATGGAAGAGGGCTCAATTAACTACACAAAAGACCAGCTCATGAAGTCAGGTTTTACAATCACAGAGGACTCAATCAGAGAAAACCTCCTGTGTGAGTTTCCTGTGGAGCGGTCTAACTTCTTTGACGCTCAGCCTGATATTCTTGAAGAGTTTAATTCCCTTAACCCTGACCTTGAGTGGTTTCTTGGAGTGGATAGTGCCTACAAGGGCGCTGACAGTATCCAAGTAACCTTGTCTTGTATAGACAAAGAGGGTCACATAACCGCTGTGGATACCACGGATATTAAACCTAAGGAATGGATTGATGGTATCACGGCTAGAGACGTTGTGAATAAGATTATTACAATAGCCAATCAGTTTAAAGTAAGGGCTATAGCTATTGACTCAGGAGGTGGAGCTCACATTGTTCAGCCTCTCAAGATGGCTAGGCTCTCAGGTAAACTAAAGGCTTATGTGTATGATATAGACTTTGGTGGTAAGGTCACAGAGGCTAAGAAGATAGCTCATGACCCTAGTGCCGAGTATGCCTTTAATAAGCGTGTAGAAATGCACCTTATGTTACGAGGAATGATGGAGGCACAGCGTGTGTCCTTCATGACAAAAGTCTGGGACGGAATTGCTCGGCAGATGTCCTTTGTGGCAGAAATTCAACGACCAGAAGACAGGCTTGTGAAACTTAGACCTAAATCTGAGATTAAGAAGCTAATTCACCAGTCACCAGACGAACTTGATAGTGTTCTATTGGCTATACACGCCATAGAGCTATTCTATTTGGAGGACCATTGATGGGAAGAAAGAGAAAGAAGAAAGTACAGAAGCCTCAGCAAGCACAGCTGAGTAGACGTACACCAGAGGAGCTTGAAGGCGTAGAAGCTATGGATAAGTTTTTTAGCTCCGCTGTGGAAGACCGATTGCTATATACTTCTAGTGGCTATCGTGAAATGCCTATTGGTAAGGACCTTAAGACCATTGAGAAGCTTGCTTTAAGCCTTCCTGATGTAGACTATATCCTTGATAGCATGGTTTACTACATGTTCACTAACCGTCTGACAACGAAGGACGAGGAGAAGGATAAGCTACTCCATAAATATTTACAGGAAACCAACTTTAACGGTCAGCGTAATATTGATGTCCTGCAAGGTGTAGCCAAAGGTTATCGTAAATATGGTTACTATGGGCTATATAATTCAGGGCAAGGTCTTGTAGGAGTTCACCCTAAGGATATTCTTGCAATCACAATACCATATCCTGAGCACCCTGTGTTGACTCAGACATTGAGTTATGTGATTAAGCGTACAGATGACGCTCATGCCATTGTAGACCGTATCACAGGATACAGTAAGGGCTATACAAATCTTGACGTTGAAGCCTACATGGATTTGCTGCAAAACCCAGAAAAGTACAAGGACGATTTGCTCCTAGTTACTGAGGATAACTTCGCCTGTGTCAAGTTGGATACTTCCAAGGTATTTGGTATCAGTCCACTACTTAAGGACCGCAAGCGTGTGCAGTTGTTGTTGAACATTCTTGACCGAATGAACTATGATATTGCCAGAAACGGTATCGGTACGATTGCACTACAAGCAAAGGATAGTATCATTGACAGTATTGAAGAGGGTGAAGCAGAAGGGTTTGTCCCTAGTGCTGGTCAGCTTCTTGATATGGGACGTACCGCTAAAAAGGAACGTGCTGACAAGATTGCCAAGGACATGGAGGACATTTCACAGAAGCTATCAGAGACAGAATACAATGACGCTATTGTGTACTCTAGTAAGTTTGAGAACCTGCTTCAGTTGACACGAGATACCAAGGCTGTGGACTTCTTAGATTATTTGTCACTGTATGCTTCATCTATCGTGGCTCAAATGTTCGGAGTACCTGCAAGGCTGTTTGACCTTGGTAAGACGGTATCAAATATTGGTACACACAGTATCATTGACAACTCAATGAAGAACAATATTATCCCTATGCGGACACACTTCATTGGTCAGTGCTCACGTCTAATTGAGAACGCTGTGGGACTTAATCACCATGAGCAGGATATTACATTCGCAAGTTATGAGTTCTCTAAGGATTACAACTATAGCAATGACATGACAATTCTTGAAGTTTATGATAGACTTAAGGAAATCGACCCAGAGAAAGCGGAAGCTTATCTGGATAAAAATCTAATTATTTAAGGAGATACATGTAATGCCTAGAAAGAAAGTTACTGTTGAAGATTTGAACGAAGCTTTTGTAGAAGCTGTTCATGATGATACTCCAATGGCTGTGGCTACTAACTCAGGTAAGGTAGTTAGTGGAGATACACGGAGAGTTGGAGAGGCACGTAAGGTAGACTATGAGCTTGAGTTCTGGTTGCCTGTGCCTGAGGATTTTGACCCAGCAGGTTCTGACTTAGAGCTTGTGATGGGAGGCACAGCTTATGTGCAACGAGTTGAGGCTAAACAGCGCTTTATCTCAGCACGTATTGGACGGCGTGTACGTAACTATGCCTCACGTGTGGCTATTGCCTTTACTAATTTCAAGGAAGATGGTTCTACAGAAGTTTACACAGCAGAAGATTTCTTCAAGCTGTATGAAATTTTTGATGATAATGTCATTGAAGCCTGTGAAAATATTATTGTAGAGGTGCTAGGAGTTTCTACCAACCTCATTCAGTACATCACAGATGAGTCAATGATGGAGAACGTCCTGAAAATTATGCAGAACAATCCCAGCTTTTTTCAGACAAATTAGTTACCTGATTAACTACGGCTGGGCACTAACCTGTGGTGTTATTCAAGAGAGAGAGGAGTGGAGAGGGCTTGCATATGATGATGTAATCCCTGTGCCACTCGATGAGATAGATGAGCAGGTTCTTGTCTTGACCAAGGAATACAATATCCCTTACTTAACTCTCATGGACGATACAACTTACACAGATATTGGTGTATTATATGCTAAGGTTGCCAACTCTAAGGCTTTTGAGGCTTATAGCCAATACATTAGCCTAGATGAGAAGGGAAGGGCAGACCATGTGAAAGACTATGGAGAGCCCAAGCCTTATGAATATGAGGTAATCACTGCTGAAATGCAGGAACGATATGCGGAACAGCAACAAAATGAGTTGCAAAAGATGTATAAGAGACAAAGGAGTATTTGATGTCTTCAATTATTACAGATGTGTTAGGATTTATTGAGGAAAAACGAGGAGCTATTAAGCCTGAGTATGTTCGTAACGGTAAGCCTGTGTACACACTACGAAACTATGCTGATATGACTGACCTTGACGCCGATGTGTTGCTTAACGGAGGTCAATTTAACTTAGCGGAGAAAGTACCTACATTTGGACGTGGAGGAAACTTGCTTCGCACACCACGCACTTCCTACGCTGTGAACGTAGAGATTGCATTTGATAACCGTGTGAAGATTGAGAAGCACACAGACGCTAAAGGTAAGGAGAGTGATGTTTATGTCTTTGTTGTTGACCAACGAGCTCTTATGGACCAATCTTCTGGACATATCTACGCTAACTT